AACCATCTTTTAAATTGTATAAACTCTATATCTCTATCATCATGGAATACTTCTATCCACACTTTGAAGTGAAATATATGTCTGTGCTTATATCCTAAAAAGGATACATCATACTCATCTCCTGTCGCTGTAGCAGGGTTTGTGTCTGCTCCAGGATAAAAGTGTATGCCTTCTTTACTAAATGTTACCCAAATACTTCTCACGACCAACCTCCGTCAATGCCTTCCATTACTTCATTCATATGACCTAAGAGTTGTGTGATCGCTTCATCGTAGTCACCAATCTCATAGTCAACGTCATCTTGTTCTTTGAACATTGCCTTTACTTGATCACCGTATTGGATAACCATTTCAAGTTGTTCTCTCATCTCATCTGATATTGCCATTAGTTTGCCTCCATTGCAATTAGCATGAATAACATAATCCCCGCTACAATTAAGAACGGAGAAAAGTTAATAAGTAAATTTTTATCCTGCTTGTTCATGCTTCCTTGCTCGGGTCCCATATAGTTAGGTTTTTAGTTTTTAGCCTATTAGTTACAATAGTCCATCTATTCTGCTCTTCCTTCCATTCCTTTAACCACTTATGACCATCACGTTCTGCATCAACAAAGATTGCATTTGTCATAGCCAGTGGCACAAGAATTGCGGCATGAATAAAAATACTTGCAACTGTGTTATACCCAAACAAACCTAAGTAGTTTGATGCCAAGAATCCAAACCATACACTCCAAATAGTAAACAGCACTAACATAAAGTAAGTCTGTAAACTTGGGTCTGGGATATACTTTAGTGGATTATACTTAACACTCATTACACGTCTCCAGCCTGCTACTGTGGACATTACTGCTCGTCTAAACAGACTTGGCTTTTTCATTGTAGGTTCAATTTTACTCATTTCATTCTCCATTCTTTAATCTAACAGTTATATATTCTTTTATTACATGCATACCGTATGATAACCATGTAACTACTATTAAACTCCAAAACAGTATAACAATACTGTCAATCATAAATATGACTAAACTTTTTAAGTGCTTCTTCTCTGGTCATACCCCATTCCTCTAACACTTCATCAATTTCAAAGTCATAGTATGCACCGGTAATCCTTCGCAGTTGTGATCTATGACTTAGTATAACTGAACTAATCCAACAGCCATATGCCATAATACTAATTAATACAACACCAAATATAAACACCAGAATATCAATCATCATCCCAATATTCTCCGTCGCTAAGTGCTACTAACTTATCTTTGAAGTCTGTGACAATAGCAATAACGTCCTCAATCTCTGAGGCGTCTTCTTTAGTGTCAATCTCAACTTCGATTTTAATCTTCATATTTCTTTACCTTGTGTAACATTATAGCAAATTTACTATATATGTCAACCTATAATTCCTCTTGTTTTGCAACAAATTGTTTAGCACCTTCATGCGTATTAAATATACGTTCGTACACTACCTTACCATCTTTATAAGCGGCAACTCTATACTTCTCGCCGCTGTCTGGTTTATTATCTTTGCTCTCACCGTAGTACACAGGCCAAATTGCATAATCGTCTACATCTAAATTTATCTTTGTCATACAATATGCTCCTGTCTATCTCTTTTTGCAGTGTGCTTAACACCTGACTTAGTAGTGTATTCATCTGTGATACCTTTACTACCTTCGTCTCCAAATAATAATCCTATAATAGCAATTATACTTGCTATCATACCTGCGGCTAATATTACACCATCCATTTACTTCCTCTTTCTATAAAAATTCCAAATGCCATAAACACTTAGTCCAAACCAAAATACTTCTATAACCATACTTGCTAAGTTAAAACTATACAGTAAACTAACTGTGACAAGTATTGCAACAACCATGTTGTTAAAACTATACCAAAAACCTTTAGGATCTATCCTGTCAAACTGTAGCATTGCATAAGTAACAATTAGTAATGCTACTCCAATTAATCCTACAACGTCTGGTATACTCATTTATAAAACTTACTCCACCATTCCTTGGTAACTTCTTCTGTGTATTTGTGTGAGTATATAAATGCAATTGCACCAAATACCATTGGGCACATCATTACTGCAAGTACGCCTAATAATCCTATATCCATTAGTCTATGATCTCATCTTTGGTATACTTGGTCCAATCGGTAAACACTTTCCTGTCTAATAGATCGTGTAACGGATGTACCCATACACCTGGGTTTGTTGCCTTAAAGTCTTTGTCGTCTAACTTGATACAAGCATTGTAATTCAACTGACCAACGTAAGGCAACCTAACACTAATCATTGGAATAAAAGTGTTATACTCTGTCATACCACACTCTAACACATCTGCATGTAATTCTACAGGATAATCTAATGTTACCCATATATCATCCTTTAGTAGAGTTGTGGCTAAGTATTCCCAGTCTTTCCAATCCTGTTCAGTCTCGGGTGCAAAACTCATGTTAGCACCTAAGTAGATGTGAGGACAGTTGTTATTCAATGCCCTTGCTAATATCTCTTTAGGATTCTGTAAGCCAATAACAAACAATGTTCGCTGTCCATAAGCAGGAGACTTCTCAACCTCTGTGCCTATAAAGAACTTAGTATCGTCTGTGTATCCGTCTCTGTCCATTAGTATGATGTGTATCCTAACTTAACTAAATTGTTTTGGTATTGTAATGCTTCCATTACATCAGTTGCACGTGATGTAGGTGCACCGTTAAATGATTCACTAATGATCACAGTACTGCCATTCTCATCAATATAGAATGCAACATCGTGTCCTTCGTGAGAGTATGTACCTTGATACAGTTTGTCTGTCATTATAGATCTCCTTCTTTAACAAAGATACCATCGATCATTTTACCTTTACGATCTTTGATATCACCGTATGCCTGTGCAAGACAGGCATCAAGACTGTAACCATTGCGTTCCATAATGTTGATCAATACAACAATCATGTCACCAATGTCGTCCTGCATGTCTTTGCCTTTACAACAATTGTCTGATAGCTCACCCATTTCCTGTATTAGTTTTAATATTTGATCTTTGTCTGTGCTACCATCAATTAGATTTCTATCGTGGTGCCATTGCCTAATTGCTTTGTCCCACATATCAACCCTTTCACCCTCTGACATATTTGGGTGTACTGTATTTTTGTTGTTTTTAAATATACCAAACATATTAAATTTCATGTGTCTTCCTATAGGTTAAATAAACTTAATGCTTCTTGTTTAACGGATTCATCTGCATCACCGCCCATGCTTAAATGATCTAACAGTTCTTTGTTGTCTGCTATAATCTTACGTGGATTAGTACACTTAGGATCTAATACTTCTTGTACAAGACTTGTGAAATAATATATGTTCACTGGAACATAGGGTGATATTTCTTGCGCCTTACTGCTTTTTTTCTTGGGTTTAATCCAGTTGGTATAATGTACGGCATCTCGAAACGATTCGACATCTGCCAATCTGTTTGCTTCTTGTACTGCATCAATGTGATTAAACACACTATGACCCATATAGTAAAGATAAGTTTGAGTATCCCAGGTTGTACTATCTCGTTCTGCATATAATTGATTACCTTGATCGTCAAGTTTAGGTTCACCATGCTTGTCTACAAGTGGTTGTCCTTCACTGAACTTTAAGTTGCCGTTTTTGTCTTTGGCACCTGGTCCCATAGTACATAAGTCGCCCATTGTTAGTCGACTCATCACAGGACTGTGACCGAATGGAGCAGGCAAATCACTGCCTACCAAGTTCTGCTGATCAAATGCTCTGTCCATAAAGTATCCGAACTTACCTGGCTCGAAGAAGTTATGTGCATAAGTTTGACCATATGCAGTGTTTACAAAGGGGGATGCGGCGTCGAAACTTAATGTGATATTAGGATTATCATACTGCCTCAATAGACGTTGAATAGCAGTTAAGTAACATGCCCATTGCAATTTACCAGTACCAAGGAAGTGTATCCAATCCTTGCCTTCGAGCAAACCGTCTTCTCTTAAATCTAAGAGGCGATTTAGAACGCAAGTTAGGTCCTTCATGTTGATACCTGCAAAGGCATATCCCTCGAGCGTTCTATTGGTGTCACCGTATACTTCGGACACAAAACTGGGTTGACTGAAACACTTCACTGCTTCGTACCAAGCCTTACTGGTGGCATCATCCGTGCCACTTAAAACGTTAAGGAACTTGGTGGCGCCTGGCGTCCTATTCTGCAAAAAGTAATGCAGGTTTAGAAGGCTTATGTCCAAAGTGTCTTGGAATGACGTCAAGCCAGTTTTCTTACTCAGAGGTTCGACAGCCGCAAATGCTGGTATGTCTAAAGTCATGCTCCAGTCGGCTGTATGTTCGAGCCAACGCAAAATCTTTTCACAGATAGCCAGTCTTGCTGGATCGTTCTGGTCCTTTGCGTTTGCCCAATCGAGTTTTAGTACACCAGTAGCAATCTGAAATCCGCCACTGTCTCCTAAAAGTGTTGTTACTCCTCTATCTCTGTCTTGTATCATTGGCTCGTCTTCATGACTCTTAGTAATATCTAAGTGAGCATGTCCAGCCGAATACAATCCAAATGGATAGTGATAGTATGAATCTTTGTTCTTTAAAAAGTCGAGTCCTTCGTTGCCTAATTCAAACCCTGCAGGTGTACGACTTTCGTTAGGTACTTTGTTAACAATCTTGTCTAATTGTTTTGTATAGAAACTACTAATAGCAGGTAAGTATACCGCATAGTCTTTCTGTGATTTACCTAAGTCTTTCATCAATTAACCCTGTGCTGGTAAGTAGTATTTGTATTCACTGATACCACTATCAACTGTAATCTTTAATACACCTTGGTTCATGATTTGTAACGCAACGTTAGAACCATCACCAAGTCTAAGAATCTTTAGCACAACATCAAGTGGCCAATTAAATTCTCTTGTTAGTTCTCCACCAGCAACATCGGATACTTTAATTTTACTTCTGTCTCCGCCTTGATCACCAACGTGGAAGTATAATGCACCATCTTCTACTTTGGGTGTAAACATACTTTCGTATTGTCCAAGAATGCTGTTAATAGCAGTTAAGTCTTTTAAGTTCTTCTGTGTAGGCACAATGCTTACTTCATATTCTTCTGCACCAACATACTCGATGTTTCCTAATTGTGCATCAATAATACTTGCAGGCATAAACCTAAAGTTTGCTGTGTTACCATCTTCACCTTTCAGTGCAATTTCAGTAGGTGCATCTTCGCCGTTACGTTCTTCAGTAACAACTTCTACTGTGTCGTTTGCTTCACTAAACATCTTCAAGTAACCATCAAGTACTGGAAGTCTATTCCATCCAATAGTTGCGTCAACAAACTCTGGTACTGGTGTTTTAGTGTTAGCAATAAAAATAACTACCTTGTCTGTATCAACTGATACAATATCTGTTTGATCAATAGTGCCTGAAATCTTAAGCATCTCAAAGATACCTAAGTTATGTGTGTGCCTCAAAATGTCTTTGAGTGTGTCTTTAATAAAATTATCTGCCATGGGTGTTCTCCTGTAAGTGTTGTATTATACTATAGTTTAGTTTATTGTCAAGTGTTTTATTCATATATCTATTTAGATCTTTTGTTGTGTATCGCCGTATTTTTTTCGATTTCTGTCATCGAAATATAATCTGACGTATGTTTTTCTTGTGATAGCAAACACTGTAAAGATCGATGTCATTATAACACTGGTCCAAAATGTACCTACTTGCCACACTGTTATGCAAAGATACACTAACAAAAAGTTTAAAGGTACGTTAACAATAAATGCTAACCCTGTATCACTAAGTGCTTCTTTCAATGCTATTTTAAATTTCTGTTGGTATGTCATGTCTATCCTTAGAACTTAAAGAAGTTCTGAACTATTTTATTATCATTGGCACGTTTTAGATCCCAACCCATTGCTCCAAGTACATTTTGTATTTTCTTGTTGAGCACACTTTCTTCCATTGCCTCTTCATCGAATGGCAAGTCTTTAAACCATTGAGGCAATCTTAATTCATCTGTTGGGTATGCAACACTGGTGTAACCCATTGGATTATCTTTTAGTTTACACACAATAACTTTCTGCCCATCCATAATTTCCATACTGTAAGCATCGCTGTTACCAACTTTAAGTGTATTCCAGTTGATACTTGCCCTAACATGACCTGGCACCATAACAGTTTCTTTCTTCTTAACACCATCCAATCTACGTAGAGTTGGATTCTTCATCAGCGAGTTATGTGCTTCACGTTTTTGTTTAGCCATCTTCTCACCATATGTGGTTAAGTTGTTTACACGTTTAGGCATACCTTTCATCCAAGGTTCCATTGCCCTAAAGTCATCTTTAAACAGTTGTATCTTTTTAATTACATCTGCTTCTGGCATACCATCAAGTGCATTGTCTAATACTTCTTCAAGGAAGTCCTGTACAAACTCAGGCGTATCACTTCGCTTGATATCCATGCCCATGATCTTTAGTTTACCACCTTCGGGTTGATAGCCTTCGATGTCTAAACACTTAATAGCATATCGCTTCTTAGTAATAAACAAACCTGAACGACCAACTACTTCTCTGCCAGCCTTCATAACTGAGCCAACTTGCTTAGGCACATTGAACTCATTTAATAGCATGTCTGGGAACGTGTCACTAACAGTGTCTGATACATGATCATACAATGCAATAGCACTTTCCATGTCTAACTCTTTATCTTTGGGTAATGCTGGCGTGGCACTAAAATACACAGAGTCAGTGTCACCGTATATCATACAGTCTCCTGTGTGATCATACTTGCCTGTTAACAGCTCATTAGTTTTTGCACCCATGTGCTTAGTAATAGCTCTGCCTGTTAGTGTAGTACTCTGTCCTATGCGTTTGTCAAAGAATCTACAATGTGGATTAAGTATCGCACCATACAAACTGTTCAAGTTAATCTTCTTAACCAACTGTCGCTTATCCCAAAACATTATTTCAGCATCTGTTGTGGCTTCTTTTTTCTTTGCTTGTAGTTCTTTACGTTCAGCATACCAACGTTCAAGTAGTCCTGGCACTGTGCCCTGCACATCTGTTTTAAAGATAGTACCGTTAGCACTGATGTTCCAAGGTTGATCGCTGTTGAATATTAAGTTGTACACATCGCCACCAGTGACATCATGTTCGCCACCATCTTCCATATCTAAAATCATCTTGTGCTTGGTGTCTCTGCCTATAACCATTTCGTACTCATTAGTACCAAACTTGCCTAACCAAGCATCAGCAAAACTCTTCTTCTCTAATACAACTTTGTCGTTGATCTCTTGATCAGTATAGTCGGGCCTAAGTTGTCCTACAATAGTTTCAGGTGCCATGTTGAGACATCTAATCACACTTGGATATAGACTGTTCAAGTCCATTGAGCCAATCCATTCGTGAAATCCTACTTTAGGGAATGCCACATAGGCACCAGCCGCCTGTGTATTGTCCTCACGTTTTCTAACTCTGTCAGGCACAACCATGTTACGTCTATGACACTCATTGATAATTGCTTGTTCTGTTGTTGCCACAGCACCCATTGTGGTTGGCAATAGCACTGTGTTATCATGTGCAATAGTGTTAGCCAAGTCGATGAACTGTAACTTCTGATCTAATTTGTGTAGCAACAATGTATCTTGAATGTTGTATTCTAAGAACAGTTCAAAATCGTGATTGTAAAGTCTATCAAGCGAACCTTCGTATGCTACTTTCTTTTCACCTACTTCCATCTCACCAATGTAGTCCAGCCTGTAACTGTGTCGCTCTTCATAGTTGTATTTGCGATACAGTTGCATATAGTCTAAGTGTACACGACCTATAAGGTCAAATGTCTCACGTTCATTGCCGAATGCTTCATATGTTCTTTGCTTAGGCATCTGATCCCACAAACACAATCTACGTAATTCATTCTTGCCTAATACTTTAACAATCCTATTCACAGTGTAAGGAATATCATAACCCTCACTGTTCCAACCTGATAAAATATCAGCATCATCAATGAGATCGAGGAATGTGTTCAGTAGTTCTTTTTCTGTCTTAAACAGCATAACCTCAGGCATCTTACTTGCTATGCTTTGTGCTTGTCCCCAACTAATTGTTCTGGGTGGTACTGCTAAACATACCATGGCATCCATCCACTGTAAATATACAGCAACAGATGTTATAGGCATAAATGCATCTTCGGGAGAACTGTAACCACGTTGTGGATCAAAGTCAACCTCGATATCGAAGAATGCTGTTTGCAGTTTGGGAATGTCAGCATTGAGATAATGCTTTGCTAAACTTTTGTTTAAAGGTTTGATGTCGCTCTCATACTTTTGTTGAGTGCTGTGTATTGCTACGTTCTTGCGAAACTCTTTTACATTACGACATCGGATTTCTTGTACTGGGTCGCCGTGGATAGTTCTATGGCTACCACGTGGGTCTTGGATATAGAAGTTGTACTCTGGCTTATGTTCAACAAGCAATCTCTTGCCGTTTACTCTTTCGACTACCTGAATAGTATCCTTCTTTTTATCGTAGAAGGCATCTACGTAACTCATCTATATTCTCCAAGCATCACTTACGGCTGACGCAATACCAAATTAAAAATAATAGTTATACTATTATAGTGTTCTACCAACTGTTTCGAGGATAGTTTCAAGTTCATCAAACTTGTCATACTCATCTTGGAAACTGGCTTTGTGTGCAATCTTAATTGCTTTGTTTATGATTCCAGGCTTAAGGTCCATCTCTTCAGCAATTGCTTTTACTGTGTCTCTAAGACCTTCACGCAATGTCTCCATCTCGTAGGTAACTTGCATACCCTCATCAATTAACTTTTTAAGACGTGCCTGTTCTTCTGCGTTGAATGTTCTATTAAATGCCATGTGTTTTCCTCTGTGTATTGATATTTATGTTAACTGGGTATATTATAACAAAGAATACGGTTAAGTCAACCGCTATTTTACAGCATCACTCCAGCCACCAAAAGGATCAGGACTCCAAGTAGCCCAAGTGGCTTCACTGTAATGCCAAAGGTCTAATGCTGGCAAATGAATATGCTCGTCGAATGGTTGTACTGTAACAAGTTGTCCTATTAGTTCTGCCATTACAGCATTGTTTTGAATTGTTAAGTGACACGGTCTTGTGTCAAGTAAAGGATTAAAGCCTGGTCCATTATTAATAACAGTTTCTTTCCACTGTATCGGATCACCGTTGCCGTAGTCCTCTGGCTCATAGCCTGACTCTCTGGCACTGATCTCATCCAAGCCTGTGATTACAGGAAACTTTGTAGGATACTTGTTGCCAAACATTATGTCATCCGGAAAACAGTCTACGTTAATTAAGTATATGCCTAAACGTTCACAGGTGTCCTGTACGTCTCTCCATATGTGGTTAGCCACATACATCATATAATCTTCATCAAAGAAATACTTCTGCCACAACTCTACAGCCTTGTTGAACTCGGGTGTTTCGTTTGGTTGCGGATCATACATCCATGCACTGCCTGTTTTGTTTGCTGGTAACACAGGCATTCTGGAATATGCTGTCCAGCCAAATATGACTAATTTATCTTTGAATAGGTATGAGGGGTCTTTAGCACTTGAAATATTAGCAGTGTTTATAACTTTGTTAATCCACGTTTGAAATTGTGTATAAGAATAGTACACACTTGAACCACAACGTGCATAGTTGTGTACATGATCTACGCCAAAGTTGTGTATTGCTGAAGGCCAAGCAACACTACTGCCCTCTGCTTTCCAGTCGCTGTCATCGAGATAACTACAACCGAATAGAGTAACTTCTCTTTCCTGTGTGTCTGACATTTATCCTCTATGTGTAATCTATTTCAACCCAATCAGTTGCGTCACCTTTCTTCATAATGACTTCTTTAGTTTCGTGTGTCGTTTTACCATTGCTTAATTTAGCATGTTTAGTTAATAACTTAATTGGATTTGGACCTGTGTATGCCCATCGCTCTGAAACTAATCCACCACCTGCAGGTTCTTGTTCTTTGTGTGCAAAGCCGAGCTTTTCTAAATCACCCCATGCATAACCGTGTATTGAATATCCTGCATTTCGTATTGAAGGAATCTTTCCGCCTTCAATTTGTGCTTTTAAGTCGTCATCACTCTTGTTAAGTTCTGCTAAACTTTTAAAGTCTCTTGACAATCTTGGCTCTCCTGCCTTCTTAAATAGTTCTGATAGTTTCATTATATCTCCAGGCTTGTTTCAAATTCAAAATCAATGTCTCTGAGTTCTACATTGAGTTCATCTGAGATGGCCTCTCCTTCTTCTAAATTCAATTGTTCTTCTAATACTATTTCGTAAATGCTTTCATTGTCTTCTGCACTGTATACAGTAACATCAGCACTGATAGATTCACCATCATCGCTGTATGCTTTTACAATTTTTGTAGGGGAAATACTCTGTACTATGTCAAAGTATTCCATTACTTGATCTCTATCAAGTTCAACTTGTGTAATTAATCTACAAAAATGCTTTACGAATTTCATTAGTATTACTTACCTTTAGCAAATGCTTGAGCACCAAAGAAGGCGGCAACAATACCTGCTACTGCTACAAAGTATGTAGGAGCCATACTGCCTAACGTTTTTTGTGCTTCATCAAGTCCTGCCATGCTGGCAATAACTACTGCGAATGGGTATAATAGCATACCAAACAATGAGAACCATGCCATCTTACGTTGTGCATCTCTCATCGCATCTGCGTCTTCTAACTCTTTGCGTTTAAATTCGAGGAACATAGCCTCTTCTTGTTTAGACACTTTACCATCTCCATTAGTATCAGCAGGATGGTGTGTCGTTGTTTTAATTACTTCTTCTGTCATGTGATAACTCCTACCGTTGTAGTAGTATTTATCACTTTACTTGAAATGGCTCCCTGACGTGGGCTCGAACCACGGACCTAATGATTAACAGTCATTTGCTCTACCAACTGAGCTATCAGGGAAAAACTTGGCAACCCAGCAAGGAATCGAACCTCAATCTACGGTTTTGGAGACCGCCGTAATACCATTATACCACTGAGCTATTTTGAATTATTGTTTAGGCATGCCTTCTTGAATGAACACACCGATTGTTCCAATCTGTCCGTCAGTAAGGCCTTTTGCAGTTGGCCACATCAACATACTTTGCGGTCCAATAGTTTCACCTTTTTTGTATGCCATCAGTTTAGCGATAATATCGTCTGCTGATTGGTTGTTCAGTTGAGGTCCTAAGTTGCCTTGCCCTTGGGCTCCATGACATGCTTGGCATCCTGTCCATGCTTGTCGAATGTCAGCAAAGCGATCTTCTGCTGTTGCTGTTGCTGTTAGTCCTAAGAGAACTGCTGTTGCTATTAACTTTTTCATATCCATATCCTAATTAAATTGGTACCCGGAGACGGACTTGAACCGTCATGCCATTGCTGGCGAGGGATTTTAAGTCCCTTGTGTCTACCAATTCCACCACCCGGGCATCACATACTATTTACTCTTACGCACTCCAAGAGTTAGTTATTTCGGCCTCACGTCTAAGTTCGTAGGCTTTTTCCTTTTCAACTGTTTGTCGCAGGATACTAATAACTCCTTCCTGTACAAGTAGTCGAAGAGTTTCTTTGTCTAAGTCAAGTTCTACAGTTGCAGAACCATCCTCATTTTCATTTATGTTTGTTACTGTTAACATTTACTTTCCTTAAAAATGGTGGGCCCAGAAGGACTTGAACCTTCGACCTGCCGATTATGAGTCGGATGCTCTGACCAACTGAGCTATGGGCCCAAACACTTTACAATACGCCTCGCTTCACTAACTCATTACGTATCTTTTGTTTCTTTTTTGGTGCAGTTGCTGAACTATTCAATGCTTCCTGCAGTACTTCTAAAGGAGTTGACTGCATGTAATAGTTTTGCATCTTGCCATTACGTTCCTTAGTTGACTCTTTAAATTTAGTTGGCATCTTGTATCTCCAACTCTTTGAGTCCATGTTCTCTGTCAAGGAACTTCCATTCTACCTTTGAAGGCTCGAACTGCTGTAGCTCATCAAAGATGTCTTGCTTGTTAAACGGTCCACATGTGTATACATCTAACTGTATCAATGCAGGGTTAGGTTCGTCCCATACATGAATTGCAATGTGGCTTGTCTCAATAATCACAACACCTGTTACACCACAGTTACCCGGTACGTCTACGTACGATGCATGTGGACCATCGCATATTGTCATACCAATCTTCTCTACTAAATGCCCTAACCAATCCTTAACCCATTCTGCTTCTTTGGGTGGACTGTTTACTTCTGCCCGAATTATCAAATGCTTATGTTCGGGTACTACTTTACCAACTTCTGCCATTTGTGTACCTCTTTATTATTGTTTGGCCTCCCGAGCAGGAGTCGAACCTGCAACCTACGGCTTAGAAGGCCGTTGCTCTATCCAATTGAGCTATCGGGAGATAACTTGTTTAGATTACATCTCTTGCTGTAATCGGTCCCTCATCTCATTGTCCGACAACACTTGATCAATGTGATGTTTATCTGCATAGATCCATTGTACACCACGTGAAGGGTGAAGGATCTGGCATTGATCTTGACTGTTGATATCTAACACTTGGTGCCACTCATCGCCTAAACGAATCCAATCACCTTCAAATACTATTGTGGTATCAATCATTACAGTTGTCCTTTTGTGAATAACTCAGCCATTTTGTGTTGCAATTTACGTGCTTCTTTTTCCCAGGGTTGGTCCCAATACTCTATGTCTCCAACATAACGATTACTCTTCCAACGTGTCATGTTAGGATCAAGTTCTCCCCTGGCAAATTGTTTTACATGCACCATTTCATGTGCAAGGTTACTTATCCAATTACAGTATAAACCAACGTCAATAACGAATGTACGCTCGTCTACTGCTTCACACAATGCCTCGGCATCGCCCTCAACTAACCACTTGTGATGTAATTTTACTGTGATGTTAGTTTTGAGCCGGTTAATACCGAGATACTTTGCAAAATCTTTAACAGCCATGTAAGCCTGTATTTGTAAATCCTTAGAAATCTCACCGCCCCGTGGGCCTGTAATAGCGATATCCAATGGTGTTGCTCCTCTGCAATTGAGTGTATATTATAACAAATTGTGTCTGTATGTCAACCGAATTTTATTCGATTAACCATTGTTTCTTTGCCGTTGTGAAAGTTACTTACTTGTTGAGATTTAACAAATCCTTGTAGTTTTATTGTTTCACCTTCAACCAACTTCTTTTCATTGATATCAACAAAGAACTTAACAATGTTTTTGCCGTTCTCACTACAACATACCAGGCTACTGCCCACAGAGTTGATGTAACGAATGTTCTCAACCTTAAGTGTAAAAGGACACCTGGAGTTAACAGTTCCTACATACTCACTGATACGTGCTAATTCATTCTCACGATCACCCCACACATCTTGTACCTGCTTGTTCAAGTACACCTTAGGTAAACTTGCGGCAATACCAATGCTTTCTTTACCGATAGTTTCGGATGTGATCACAGTGAGAACATTGTGTTCAAAGTCTGTGAGTTTACGTTCAAGTGCTTTGAAGCTCAGTCCTGTGAGATAATCTATAATCTCAACTGCTGTTGTTTGATCTTGCGGATTTACTCTGAGCTTCTTATACTCATGTTTACCTGTTTCTTTGTTCAACTTGCCTAAGAAATGACTGTACAGCATTGCACTGTTTGGTGTCACTCCTTCGTCTTGCATACCTGACTTCACAAAGCCTTTGTTTTTTCTATGAGCCGCACATGCCACTTCAATGACATTTAGGGTTGAAAATTTGTTAGATTCTTTCTTAGACATTATGCTACCTCTTTGTTTGATTCGAACCACTGAGTAAGTCCTGCATAGTTCACAGACTGCTGGTTTTCCATAAGGAACGTTTGGGCATAATCTTTCTGCTTACCGCCACGTGCCATGGTCCATGACTCTGTCTTCTTGAGGATTTCACGACGCATGTAGCCCATGTCACCGTTATCAGAAACACGAACAGCATTCCACAACTTGCTCTCTGTGTCGAACGTCAACACAATGGGAGATTCCCACTCTTCGCATACTGACGCATCGTCTTCTTCGATACTCCAGTCCAAGATGTACTCCTCAAACATATCGCTCTTGCTCTCAATGAGCAGGCTCAATGTAGGGATACCACCCTGAGCAATCTTGTTGACTGCTTTGGCAGTGAGGCCTTCGACAACATACGTGTTGCCACCCTTGAACTTCCAATACTGAGGACAAGAACCCTCACCGTCCCAATCATGGGCGCCGTAGTTCTCTTTGTGTTGGGTTTGAATAACTAACTTTGACATGCTTTCTACTCCTGTTTTCTCAAACTATGCATATATTATAGCAAATTTACTGGTTTTGTCAACCGGTATTTGCCAACTATTTGCCGTATATAAATCAATGACTTACGTGTGAGCCAGAATAGTAAATACAGTGATAATACAGCCTGATAAATACGTGTATGAAGATGCAAACCGGAACGTTAAACTCTTACCCCGTATTCCCTAATTGGGTATTTGAGGGAAATATGGTACTAACACCCGAAATATCACAGCAAATAATTGATGGTATGGATGGTGAAATACCCTCTGAAGATGTACACTTTGGTACACTCAGTAAACGTGGTGCAAAGACAAAGGACCTACTTAACCTAACAAGGCTAATGGGCAGAGTATTTGCAGACAATGTGTTGTCACACTTTAGATTATTAGACAGACTGCCACAGATTGAATCAGTAGACAGTCAAGTTATAACAATTAATCCTACAAGGGTAGTACCTGCAAGTGTTCAACGTCACCGATGGTATCAAGCAATATTGTTCCTACAGAGTGATGAGAACAGTTCTAATCTATATTTAGACAATATGGACACAAAACTATGGGCATCACCTGTTGGAGTACAAGAGTACACTCACGTGATTACACCGGAGCAGTTTAAAGTAGTATTTTTTCCTGCACATATTCCATGGGGTTTCACTCCTAATAACTCTGCCAGAGACACAGTAGTGTATGGCACTTCATTTATAATTAAAAATTAGAAGGTAATATGACATTTGTAGTTGGTAGCCCATGTGTTGGCTGTAAAGACACAGCCTGCGTTACAGTATGCCCAGTTGATTGTTTCTATGAAACACCTAACATGCTTGTAATCAATCCCGATGAATGCATTGACTGTGGTCTTTGTGAACCTGAATGTCCAACTGATGCTATATGGGCCGACGATGATTTACCTGCAGAACAAATACCCTTTCTTGCTATAAACGAAAACCTATCCAATGATGAACGTTTTAATCAAGAACCAATAGTAGATGACAAAGAAGAAATGGCATCTGAATCACCCTATACTGTCGAAGAAGCAATCGCAGTAGCCCTCGCAGAATAAACAGTCAAAAAGAAAGGGACCTAAGTCCCCTTCTCATGTTTAAATTAACTATTAAACGTAGTTGTAATGTACAGTAATTGTACCAACACCTGCAGTTGTAGTTGCATCTGTTGATCCATCTGCCTGCTTAAACTGTACTTGTACTGCCGCATTCTTAGTTAGTGAAATATCACCATCTAATTCAACAATATAAGTTCCAGCCGTTGCCGCATCTGCATCATCTGCCGCTACAAGTGTAGTTCCTGAACCACCATTCTCTTTAACAAGAATTTGGTTGAATGAACCACCACTAAATGCTGTACCAATCTTAATTACGATTTTACTTGCATAGTATGTTCTGCTACTAACATTTGGCATAGCCGCTGTGTCAATAGTAGTAACACCACTTGTAAGTGCTGAACGAAGCATGAGGCCATCGCCACCGAAGTTATCGACATAGTCTCTAACCGCCGCTGAGGTTGGGATCGTTGCATCGTTATCGTTGCTTGATATAGCATCTGCTTCAGTAACAAATCCAGTTACAGTGTCTGTTCCATCACTTAATGAACCAAAACTTACTGCACCACTGAATGTACCAGTTGTACCTGAAACGTTACCAGTATGTGTACCTGCACTGTCACCAGTTAAGTTACCTGTTACGTTACCTGTTACACTGTTAAATGTTACGTCATCGCCTGTGCCAACTGACTGTCCAATACTGAACTGTCCGCCTGCTGTATAAGTAACACCAGTACCAGCACTTAAATGTGCTCTTGTTTCTGCCGCTGTTACACCAGTAAATGTAATAACACCTGTTGTGCTGTTGTATGCTAAGCCGCCATCACCACCAGCATCAGTAACACTGATTGCCGCTCTTGCTCTCGCAGGAGTGTGATATTCGTTAGTACCTTCTGATAAGTTAGTTGTACTATGGTTAGCAATACTGCTTACAGTACCAGTTACATCACCAGTTAAGTCACCTTCAAACGTACTTGCTTTTACATTCTCTGAACCGAAGTCCCATTCTGTACCAGCCGCTGTATAAAGGATGCTCTTAACACCACTTGCTGTATTGGCTTCAAAACCTGCATCAGTATTAGTACCTGCTGTGTTAACACGGAAGATTGGATCTGCCGCTTCAACTGTTGTACTGTTAACTGTAGTTTGAGTACCTTGAACTGTTAAGTTACCTGTAATGATTGCATCACCTGTTACACTAACGCTTGATGAAGTAATATCATCCGATGTTAATGTTCCAGAAACAGTTGGGTTAACCAATGTTACGTCATCTGGTATGCTTAATGTTACTGAGTCACCACTTACGGCTACATCAATTTCATTTGCAGTACCATTAATTGTTAGTGTATCACCACTATCAATTGATGAAGTACTTGATCCATCGCTAACTGTCCACGCAGTACTTAATGCTGTTTCAGAAGCACTTGTGATTCTACCTTGAGCATCAACTGTGAAAGTTGGTACTGTTGTTGAGTCACCATATGTTCCTGCTGATACAGCCGTATCGTCTAACGATACTGTTACTGTGTCAGTTGCACCACTTACTGTGCTTATGCCTGTACCACCAGCAATAGTGATTGCATCACCATTGTCAACAGTTTGAGCACCACCGCTATCACCTTGGATAGTAGTTGAAGTACTAATTGCAACTGTTGAAGCCGCTGTTAGTCTACCATAAGCATCAACTGTGAATGTTGGTATAGCAGTTGTGCTACCATACGATGCGGCAGTTACGCCTGAATCATTCAAGTTAATTGTTACTGTGTTACCACTTGCTGTTGAACTTAATACATTACCACCTGCAATAGTTAATGATTCTGAGTCTAAGTCAATTGAACCACTACCACTATCACCAGCAAAGTCTAAGTCTTGAGCTGTTAACTGTCCGTCAACATAAGCCTTTACAGATTGCTGTGTAGGTATAAGTGTTGCACTGTCTGAAGCCATGTTGTCTTCATCTGCAAAACCTGTAATTGTAATTGCACCATCATTTAAAGAACCAAAACCTACTGTTCCTGAAGCAGTTACGTTTACCGCACCTGTTAAAGAACCAGAAGCCAATGTTGCTGTTCCGTCTGTTAATGAAGCACCAGTTACTGCACCTGCTGTTGTTACTGCACCAGTTAAACCAGTAATTGCACCACCAGTCATTGTTGCTGTACCATCAGTGAATGAACCACCTGTTACTGCACCACTAAATGTTGCCGCTACACCACCAGTTAAAGAACCACTGCTTAATGTTGCTGTACCATCTGTAAATGATCCACCAGTTACTGCACCAGAGGCTGTTAAGGTTGTTACACCTGTTACTGCACCTGCTGTAATACTTGCTGTACCATCTGTTAATGTATCACCTTCTACTGTACCAGTTGCTGTTACATTTTCTAATGAAATGTTAGCATCTAAACTTACAGTAGCAGTGTCGGCACTTACAACACTTGTCAAGTTTGTTCCACCAGCAATTGTGATTGTATCACCGTTTGCTAATGCTGAACTACCTGAGTCGCCTGCTAATGACATACCGATTGAAATAGAAGCAGTACCTGCCGCTGTCAATCTACCTTGTGCATCAACTGTAAACGTTGGAATAGCAGTTGAACTACCATATGAACCAGCAGTTACGGCTGTGTCATCTAAGTTTACTGTTACGCCATTGCCTGAGCCTACTGAACTTAAACCAGTACCACCAGCGATTGTTAACTTCTCACTATCTAAATCGATAGATAAGTCGCCACCTGAATCACCAGCAAAGTCTAAGTCGACTGCGCCTACTGTAGTATCTACGTATGCTTTAATGGATTGTTGTGAAGCAATTGCTGTAGCACTGTTTGAACCAAAGTTATCTTCGTCCAAGAAGTCGCTAATTGAATTACCGTTTACAACAAAATCATTTGCTGTTACTGTACCTGATGTAAATACATCATCGCTGATTTCCCATCTGCTTTGTCCTGGAACAAATAAGATGCTTTCGATTGTACCACCAATGTTAGCCTCAAGACCTGCACTTTGAGAAGCGCCATCTGAGTTAACACGGAAAGTTGCATCGTCAACTGATACAGTTGTTGAATTAACAATAGTTTGTGTACCGTTAACTGTTAAGTTACCAGAGATGACTGCGTCACCACTTACTGTAACCTGTGATGATGTAATATCATCCGAGTTAAGTGTACCAGTAACTGTTAAGTCGTTACCAATTGTTACGTCATTTGGTAGACCAATAGTTAAAGTGTCACCACTTACTAAAACGTCTACTTCGTTTGCTGTTCCGCTTACTGTTAATGTGTCTGAACTATCAATTGATGAAGTATTACTACCATCACTTAATGTCCAAGCACTGCTTACAGTTGCTGAACTGACCGCTGTTATACGACCTTTTGCGTCTACAGAAATTACTGGAACAGTACCTGCTCCTCCGTAGTTACCTGCTGTTACGCCTGAGTTTGCTAATGTCATTGCTATTGAAGCCGTGTCACCCGCATCTTCGAATGTTGCACTACCTGTTGCATCACCTGTTAAAGCCACGGTTACTGCTGATGATAAACCATCTGCATCTTGTGCCGTACCTGTTAAGTTACCTGTGAAACCAGTATTTGCTACTATTGTTGTACCTGTGATCGCCGCTGGTGTAGTTCCGCCAATGATAGTGCCGTCTAATGCGCCACCGTCTATGTTTACGTTATTACTTGCCTGCGTTGCTATTGTTCCTAAGCCAAGGTTTGTTCTTGCACCGGATGCCGTTGAAGAACCAGTACCACCAGATGCTAACGCAAGTTGAGTGTTAGTATTAATGAAGTCAGCATCGCTGAGATCAATATTACCGGCACTTGCCGTTCCGCTATTAACTAATAGAATACCTGTTGAGCTTGAGAAATCCTGACCTGTACCACCGTACTGTGTGCCTATCGCTGTACCTTGCCATGCTCCTGCTGTAACACTTCCAAAACGAACGTCTTCGAGTGTGCTACCATTAGATTGGACAAAATCAAAACGTGAATTACCGGAATCATACTTAAGACGACCACCGCTTTTTCCCATTTGTACATCGCTGGCAAGACCTTTTATACCAAAGTTCTTAATGTCAGCCATTTTATATCTCCTAAAGATTTTTTTATGTTATCGATAACACTTGCTAATCCCAATGCCTTGGGTCTCTAAGGAAACCTATCCAAGAGTCTAACATGTGCTAAACTATATTTATCACTTTTGGATCAAACGTGTAGGTTATGAGCAGAAGGGAATTCTGCTCTTAAGGGTATTTAAATGTAGGATATCTTAACTGTTACAGCACCAGCAGTGGAACCGTAATGCCAACATCTTGCTTTAATTGTTAAGTCATTTGATGAGCTTTCAGGATGTGTATATTCTGGGAAACACATAAATCTACCGTTTGTCTCAGTCAAGTCGTTACTTGGACTATCGCACACAAGATCCGGATCACTTGTTGTTCCTACTTCAATATTTGGTGTTATTGCACCTGAGTATCCTGTAAAGGCTGTGTCTACATCGACACTCACTGTGGTTATCTTAGCACCTGCAGATATGTTTCCTAATGTATTAGTTGTGCTTACACCGAAGCCTCCAACTGGCATAGTAAATGTAGTTGTATAAGTTCTTGCATCTGTTGTACTGCTGTCCATATCAGATATCTTAACCCAACTACTTCCATCATACAAGTATAATGCCCACTCGCCATCAGCCGCCGCAAGTACATGAGCCTGGTCGCCTACCTGTGCCGCTAATGCATTTCTTGCCGCAATGTTTGCCACAACTTTAACTGTACCGCCTCTGATACCTTGTTCAACATTTAATGCCAATGGATACATTCCTGTGTGTCCACTTGACATGCCCACATTATTTCTAAAGTGTTCAGTGCCTTCGTATATTAATATCTCACCGCCGTCACTTCTTGTTAGTGTGACTTGCTCAGTGCCTGTTGCATTTGTTGTTGCAGGTAAGCCTGAAGTATGATTAAGTCCTACAAATGGATTACCGTTTGCATCAGCACTCACACTGTAAATGTTAACAGTGTTACCGTTTTCTTCTGTTAGTGTTAATGTTCCTGCATTAAATGTAGCAGTCAAATTAGGTATGTTTGCGGCATTGATATCTGTAGCCATATCTTGTGGGATACCTACTGCAATACCGTACTGTGCCTGTCCTGCTGTATCAGTTGTAAACGATACTAATGTGTTACCGTTACCGCTGTCTATGTTTGCACTAAAAGGCACATAACCACCTACAAGTCCGTATGCTGTTGCACTTGCATCACTGTTTATAACAGTTTTAGTAGGTGTTACACTTGCTGTTACTTTATGTGTACTTGTATCAGCGTTTATTTGACTTACTATTTGACTTGTGGTTACTGGGTTTCCGCCTGTGCCAGCAAAGGTAATAGCATGACTGTTTAATTTCATTACGTGAGTGTCAGGCACTGTAGGATCGTTGCCTATGCCTTTTAACACTGTAGGAATAGCAGGTTGTAATACAAGGAACTTAGCCGCATCACTTTCTGTTGTGCTTAATCCACCTACGTCTGTTACATAAACAAACTGACCTTGCGTTCCTGGTATGGTTGGTTCAAAGTCGATGATTCTATTGTTAGGCATAATCATAAATTGATCAGGACCTGGTCCTGGCTCTGTTACTATTCCTATGCTTTTACTAACTGTTGCTGAATTAGATTTATGAAAACCTGTAGTACTCACAGATATTACATCACCTTTGTTAAATCCATGTGCTGTTTGTTCTAACACATAATTAGTTTGAGGATTCATATATTGGAATCTACTCATCACTGTTGGATAGAACGAACTTGAAACTGTGGTAGGTAATGGATCTAACATAGGTATACCGTTCTCGTTCAATGAGAACACTGCGGCTGAACCTAATCCAAATATGCCGTTACCTGTTGCACTTGCAAACGTGTTATAACGTAACCAATCTTCAACCACTGCTGTAACACTGGTTATTGTTTTGCTTTCTATACTAATTACTTTAAGACAAACACCTGTTGTGGCACTTGCAATCCAATCGCCTACAACTATATCTAAACCGTTATATGTTTTGTCATCTCTGGTTAAGTGAGAACCATGTGTTTGTGCTGTAACATCAAACACAATAGTCCATCGATAATTCTTTGGTGTACTGGCTGATGCATACCATGGATCATCTGAACCATTAGCATGTGGCCAATAACTTTTACCAGACACAGATGTTACTGATACTGGTAAGACTTTATTTGGGTAGTTTAGCCTTATTTGGCTACTCTTATAGTTGATCAATGCCACGCAATATCCCCGTTAATCATGCATTACAAATTGTATCCAGGCGTGTGTCGCTGTACCGAAACTTCTACTTGCTCCTGTTTCTGCCTCTCTGAGTCTCAACTTAACTGCAGGAGTACTTGCTCCGTTAAACAAAGTTGGAGAACCAGCACTGCCACCACCTGCGATTTCTCTTAATCCCATTGAGGTTTCTAATGGAACAATTTGGTATTTGTTACTGGCATAAACATAACCGTACATCATAACAGATGCTGGAGGTATGTTATAACCAGAGAATGTTACTGTTACATCACCGCCGGTTGCACTGTCTATGCTAACACTTGCTATACCGCTTGTTAGATCTGAAGTAGCACTTAAGGCTCCGCTTGTACTGTATGTCAATTTAAATCTTTCTACATTGGCACCGCCGCCACCGCCACCGCCACCTCCGCCTCCGGAGACTGCAACGTTTGTTACGTTGGTTACACGACCTTGTGCATCTACAGTAATTTGTGGTACTGTTGAACTTGAACCGTATGTTCCTGATGATACGCCAGTGTCTGCTAAGTTTACTGTTACTGAGCCACTTGCTCCACCACCACTTAATCCTGTGCCAGCAGTAACACCTGTGATGTCTCCACCACCTCCGCCTAATGCACTTAGGTCTACTGAGTTACCACCTGTTATACTTAATGTTGTTCCTGCTAATGATAATGTTTGACTGTCTTGATCAGTTGTAACATAAGAACTTAAATCTGGTGGTGTAAATGTGAATTGACCGTTAGTGTTATCGTATGCTAATGAACCTGAACCACTTGCACTACCTGTGGATACACTTATATTTGATAACTGTATTCCGTCTGTACCATCGGCTCCGTCTGCTCCGTCACTACCGTTTGTTCCGTTAGTTCCGTTTGTTCCTGCAGGTCCTTGAGCTCCCGTGGCACCTGTTGCTCCTTGTGGTCCTTGAGCTCCTGTTGAACCCTGTGGTCCAACTACTGCTCCAACGTTTATTGTTGAGCTGTCTGACATTGTGAGTACTAAGTCATTACCTGATATAGTACCACTGTTTACACTTACGCCATTTGTACCATTTGTTCCTGCGGCTCCAGTTGCACCCTGTATACCTTGAGGTCCTTGTACAAGTCCTACATCTTGTGAAGAACTGTTTGAATAATTTAGTACAAGATTACCACCTACAAGATTTACTGCTGTAACACCTACGCCATCATTACCGTCGGCTCCATCGTTACCTGCACTACCAGTAGCACCTTGTGGTCCAGTTGCACCTTGAGGTCCTGCTACTGTGCTGTCTGCTCCTGCTGGTCCTTGAATACCTTGAGAACCTGTTGCACCAGTATCACCAGTATCACCTTTGGCACCCTGTATACCTTGAGGACCCTGCACACCTTGTATGCCTTGATCACCAGTAATACTGCCTAAGTTTTGTACTGAGCTGTTACCGTATGTTAATACTAAATCACCTGATGTGATTGTAACATTTGTTATGCCATTACCTGCGGTACCTGTTGGGCCTGTTGCACCCTGTGGTCCTACTGCTCCTACACCAGACAAGTCTATTGTAGTGCCATCGTATGTTAAGTCACTGCCACTTATTCCTATTGTAGGTCTATTAGTTATGTCAGTGTAATCACCACTTGTAGCAACTGTGCTCAATGAACTTGAACTTGCTTTAGTGGCTATTGAATTTGTTATTGTTGTAGCAAAATTAGGATCGTCACCAAGTGCGGCCGCTAATTCGTTTAATGTATCTAATGTTCCAGGCGCACTATCAGTTATCTCTGATATGATATTTGCTTTTGTGTCAAAGCCTTGTGCTGTTAAGTATGATGATACGTTTGCATCACCGTAGTCACTTGTTACACTGCCTAATGCTGATGTTAAATCAATTGTACTTGCATCACCTGATATACTAATTACGTTGCCACTTAGGCTCAATGCTTGTGAATCAACGTTGTCTAACAATACACTTAGATCAACACTGTTACCACCTGTTATACTTAATGAGCTTGTACCAGCATTCCAACTTAATGTTTGACTGTCGTTATCTGTTGAGCTATAACCTTGTGCATTTAAGTATGCTTGTACTTGTGAATCACCATAACTGCTACCAGTTGTGTAACCGTTAGCATCTAAATATGTTTGCACATTGCTGTCAGTGTATCTAACACCTGTAGCATAACCCTGTGCATCTAAATATGTTTGTACTTGGCTATCACCGTAACTACTTGCTACTGATCCAGGACGGAATTCTCCAGCACTTGCATTCCAAACAAGAGCTTGTCCGTTTGTTATACTGCCCAGTGTGCCTACATCATTTAAATCTGCTACACTGCTACTTTCAATGTTTGCTGATGCGGCCCCTGTTGCGTTAATTGTGATAGTATCAGTGCCAGCATTTGTTGTAATGCTTATGCCTGTACCACCTTCGAATGTTATTGCATCATTAGGACTATCTGCTGATATAACAGCCTGACCGTCTACATAAAATGATTGCCATATGTTTTGTTCTAATGCTGATAAGTCTACAGTGTTACCACCGTTACTTAATGCTAATTGATTGTTGTCTGCATTCCAACTTAAACTTTGAGTGTATGCCGCATTACTGATTGTGTTTACATTTGTTACACGGCCTTGCATGTCAACTGTAATCTGAGGTACACCTGTTGCAGTACCATATGTACCAGGTACAACACCTGATGAAACTGGACTTACATTTGCTATGTTTGTTACTCTACCTTGTGCATCTACAGTAATTTGTGGTATTACACTTGCATTACCGTATGTTTTAGCAGTAATGCCTGTGTCTGCTAAACTGATTGCACCTGATGTGCTGTTATAACTTATACCTGTGCCGCTACTTAAACTTGTTAATGAAATGCTATTGTCTGTTTGATATACAACTTCTTTGGTTGTAGGATCATACATTACTACTTTGTTCTTAGTAGCATCTTCTCTGATAGGATTTACATATAAACCTGCACCGCCACCTAACGTATCATCGATGTTGTGTCCAATTACAACTGAACTATTATAGCCTGCTGTGTTGGAGTTTCTACCAATTGCAATACCTGAGTTTGTTGCGGCATTGTTACCAATTGCTATTGCACCACTGTTTGTTGGAACTGCGGCGCCTTGTCCTACTTCAACATCAGATGATACTGTGTTAGTTGAAGAGAATGTTATTGTATCTGAACTTGGATCAGTTGTTATACTGATGCCACTGCCTGCTTCAAATGTCAGTATATCATCACTGCTTTCTGCGGCTACTGTTGTGGAACCAGATACTTCAATACTGCCAAACGATGCACTTGCACCACCACCGCCACCACTACCTGATGTTTCGATTAAATCTACTGATTGTAGTCTACCGTATGTATCAACTGTTAAACGTGGAGTATGTGTAGCATTACCGTACACACCTGCTGTAACGCCCGTAGCAACGAGATTAAGTGTTGCATTACTATTATTACCAGTTCCGCCTAATACACTAATTTGTCCTGTAGTACCTAAAACATTACCAACAAAGTCGTTAGTAATTGTTTCTGCCTGAGTTGCTATTATTGTTGTTTCAGTTACGCCTGTTACTTGGCCTTTTGAATTAACTGTTAATACTGGAACGTGACTTGCGTTACCATATGTTCCTGCCGCATCAACAATGTCTGCAATATAAACACCACTTGCATTTGATACCAGTCCACCTGCCGCAATAACTTCAATAGTACTTGCAGTTTTATTTAAACCGTTTCCTGCACTATATGGGTCATTATCAACTGGACGCCATTTTCCTGCGCCAGCACTGTAAGTAAGAACTTGTCCTGTCTGCGGAGCATACGCACCATCGGCTTCAACGTTGCTGATTGCATTTAGATCTGCATCTGCAAACGTTAAACTGTTTGCCGCAGATACTCTTACAAATTTGAGAGCAGAACCGCTAAAACTTGACGGGGTATCGTTTAATTCAATAAATGTGTTTGCCATAAGTAATCCATCGATAAAGCATGTTAGTTGCCTTATTACAACTATTTATCACTTTAACTGGATTAACTGGAAAGGATGATTCTGTTAACTTGACCGTATGAGGAATCGTAAGTTACACCGTCACCTACGTGGTCTCGGTCTACTTTTGTGCGAATATAAGTGTAGTTACCTTGGAATGTGTATGCTTCACTGGCATTGCGTGGATCGTTTGCGTTAAACTGTATGTAACCGTCTCTGTTGAACTCTTTGCCTGTAGTTGATGCAGGATATATGTCAAACCAATCTGTGTCAGTAGGCTCTAATGATAGTGTGCCTTGTATACGAAAACGACCTACATATTGACTGTAGATAACTTGAATGGTGTGCAATCCGTCAGTGTAGCCGTAGTAACTATCGCCTTTAACTGCTTCGCTAATTGCTGTCATAGTTGTGCCTGTGGCTTCTTGTAATACTACACTTCTTCTGTTTATAGGCATATGGTCTCCAACTCTATGCAACTATTTATCAATTAAATACAGTTTATGATAAGTTATCTCCACCTTAGGAAATTGTAACATTAAGAATGGCATCAAGTCATTTACAGATTCTTCATTGTCTATGAATATCTTTGCTTGCCAACGGGCACTGCTAAATCTATAATCACCTTCTACATTGTCTTTTAAATAATCACGTATATCTGAATGTACACCTCGCAAACCTGTGATATTATTGCGTGTGTATTTCCATCTAACCCAAAATGTATATGCATAGTCATACTTGCCCCACCATGGCTTATTCTTTACACACACGTCAGCAGTGCTTTCCCACAGATGATTTCTGTGTTGGTCGGTTACTGGACCTGCAATTTCTAATATAGCATTAGGATAATTTTTATGTATCCATTCTAATGTGATGTTGTCTTTATAATACATCGAAATAGCATGTTTGCCATTGAATGTTGTATTTAATGTTCTGTTGTGATATTTGCTAACATCTACTACTGCCTCTTCGGGCCTGTCTGCTATTACACCCAACTGCACAAAGTCATGTACCATTTGAGGTAATCTCCAATACCACATCAACGTAAAAGATCTTCCGGAATTTTCGTCTGGTAACTCAGGCTTGGTTATGAAAGGCAGTTCGCCTACATCAAGTTTAACTCTGTAAGGGTAATTACCGTAATAAACACGTTCACTTGGTATAACCCTATAGTCATTAACAAATGGCTTAGATATAATATCAGTATCATTCTTTGAAATAGAAATCTTCATTGTAATCCACCGTTATAGTTCCTGATTGCAAGTCTTCAAATAATATCTTTTTACTTAAAGGCTTCTTAATCTTTTCTTCGAATACTCTCTTCAAAGGTCTTGCACCCATACTCGGTTCGTATCCTTGCTCTGCTAATTGCTTACGTGCGGCTGATAATAATCTAATCTTGATTCTACTGTTGTTGCTGGACAGTAACTTGTTTGTTTCTATAACAAGCCTATCAACAATCATTAGCATCTGACCTGGCTCTAATTTATTAAATTGCACTGTTGCATCAAGTCTATTTCTAAACTCTGGTGTAAAGAAACTTTTAACTGCTTTGTTTGTTTCACCTTTACGTACTTGATCACCAAATCCAATTTTAAGTTCTTCGCCTTTACTTGCACCAAGGTTAGAAGTCATAAGCAATACAACATTACTAAAGTCAACAACCTTGCCCTGACTGCCTGTGACTCTACCATCATCCATAACTTGCAATAAGATTTGCAATACTTCTGGTGCGGCTTTCTCAACCTCATCAAGTAATAATACACAATTAGGATTGTCTTCTACTTCAGCAACTAATTGTCCTTGCCCCATCTTACCTTCTGCGTGTCCAACATAACCAGGAGGAGCACCAATCAGTTTGGCCACACTGTGACGTTCTTGATATTCACTCATATCAAACTTAACAAGTTTTGCTTGAAGTTCTTTTGCAAGTGCTCTTGCTGTTTCTGTTTTACCAGTACCAGTTGGACCTACAAACAAGAAACTGCCTATGGGCTTGTGGGGTTCACGCAATCCGGACTTGCTAACAAGAATTGCTTCCACAATTTTATCAACAGCCTCGTCTTGTCCATAAACAGTTTCTTTGATTCTGATATCTAAATCTTTGTATGCATTTGAACTTTCTGTGTCAATTACATCTTCGCCTATTTTACTAATCTTGCTGATTACTTTTACCATGTCCTTAATAGTTACTTCAGTGTCTTCTCTGAGTTTAACAGCGGCTCCGGCGGCATCAACTACATCAAGTGCTTTGTCTGGGAAATGTTTTGTTTTTACATATCTATCTGTGAGTTCAACACTTCTATCTAATAATTTGCTGTCGTATATTACACCGTGAAATTCTTCGTAGTAATGTTTTAATCCTTGTACAATTTCTTTTGTGCTTTCAAGATCTGTTTCGTTAACATCAAGCCTTGCAAACCTACGCATTAGAGCGCCATCCTTTTCAAAACTGTCTGCAAATTCATCTGGTGTTGTTGCACCAATTGTTAATAATCTACCTCTGCCTAACACAGGCTTTAGTAGGTTAGCGGCATCAACATTACCACCACCAGCACTGCCGGCACCCATAATCATGTGTATCTCATCAATGAACAATATAGCATCGTCATCTGCTTCGAGGCACTGTAGCACACCTTTAATACGTTCTTCGAAGTCACCCCTGTATCTTGTGCCTGCAAGTAATTGTCCAAGATCTAAACTGTAAACTACTTTGTTTCTCAGTGTCTTAGGTACTTCACCATCAACAATCTTTTTAGCAAGTCCTTCTGCAATAGCAGTTTTACCTGTGCCTGGCTCGCCTACAAGTACACAATTATTCTTTTTACGTCTTGCAAGAATATGTACAAGATCACTTACTTCTTCATGCCTACCGATCAGAGGATCAATACGTTTCTTTCCTGCTTCATCGTTGAGGTTAACTGTGAACTCTTCTAATAATTCTCTGTTCTCATTTCTTGATACTTCTTTTTGTTGCTCGTCTCTGAGAACTTCTTTGGTTAGACCATTTAGCAAACAGTAATAAGATGCATGTGAGTCTTCCTCATACAAAATACTTATAAGTAAGTCTGCTGGTGCAAATGCATCACGTTTATTAAACACAATTGATGCTAACCCACGTTGAAATACTTCCTCAAGTTTTTTTGTTTTTTGCGGAGAACCTTTAGAGCCATTCATACACACTAATCCATTCTCTTGATCATCGAGATAGTGCTGTATGTCAGTCTTAATTTGCTCGTGGTCAATGCCTTGTCTATCGCAATGTCCTACAATCTCATGATCATCTAATAAACAAATGGTTAAATGTTCAAGTGTTACATACTCATGATTTTGCACATTGGCTTTTTCAATTGCATTGTGTAATATTACTTCTACTGGATTTTTACTGCTCATTTATCTATCTATTTCCCTGTTTATTTTATTTAACATTTCAAGGTGGCCTGAGTCCGAAATTCGAGGTGTAAAAACCTCAATTACTGCATACAAATTACCATATAAATTTCGACCATATACTGGCATACCCCAATTACTCAATCTCAATCTCGAACCTTCTTGTGTACCTGCCGGTACTTTAATTCTCACTTTCTTTCCACTAACATGATCTACTTGTACTTCTGTGCCAATCATTGCTTCTATGGCGTTTATGCGTACTGCCTGTAATATGTTATCACCGTCTATTGCTGTGCCCGGATCAGGTCTCACATGTAATCTCACTATGAGATCACCTGCTGGCATATCTTTGTAACGACTGTGTCCTTTGCCTGCTATCCTTACTTTGGTTCCATTCCTCATGCCTGGCTGTATTTGTATTATCTCTCTGGCATACCCTACGTCAACAATGACTTCTTTGCCCTTGTATGCTGTTTCCATGTTAATTGGTAAATCTACAAGTGCATCTGGATTTTGTCTTGCTCTTCTGTATTGATTACCAAATTGACTAAACATGTCACCAAATGGACTGCCCTCGCCAAATGGATTAAAACCTGGGTCTTGTGGACTGTCAGTACCAAATTGATCAAAGAACTCTTTCTTTTGCGGGTCACTTAATACATCGTATGCTTCTTGTACTCGCTTGAACTGTTCAGCATCACCGCCTTTGTCAGGGTGGTGTTTACTTGCAAGTTTACGATAGGCTTTTTTAATATCTTGGGGGCTGGCGCCACGTGCCAATCCAAGAGTGTCATAATGATCCATTGATATATTATAGCACAGTTATTTTAATTGGTCAAGACTTATAATGTATTTTTCTGGAGCAGTTTGCATGATGGTAAGATCTTTGCCATTGTTGTTACGGTATGATATTGCCTGCCAAAAGAAGTCATGTAAATTCATTACACGGTCACCAGTACTTCCTAAAACATATTCATCTTTATCAAGTAACCATTGTTTGGTCTTTTTATAATTTGCAAGTAGTAACTGTTTATTGTGTGTAACCATTTCTCTAACTTCATCTTGGTTTGCACTGATGTTATTGTAGAAGTGAGATACCACATATTGTATAGACTCGTAGTCATGATGTGCTGATCTTGTATTATCTGATGCAGGGCACTGGCTCATAGGATAAAATTTATCTAAAGTAATTCCATAGAATTTTTCAAAGGTTTGGTATCCAAGTTTGTTTAGATGCTCATGTAAACCATATTCACCTACTATAACAAATGGATGGCTGTTCATGATAGGCCTATAAGTTTTTTCAGAAATCATAGGACCGTCTTGATACAATCTTGGTTGTACAGGTTCCCATGGATTTGGAACGTTGAAGCCAGTGTTAGATTCTGCTATCAAAGACCAGCCTGTGTTTTCGTATATGCGAGTTTGGTATGGATATCCTACGTAATGTTGCATTCCGTTAGCACAAATATCAGTCATCTCAATATCCATGGTTCTATTTAGACTCAAGAAATATTCTACTGTACCGCCTATTGTATCAATGCAGTCTTGTTGACTTTTAATAACATTTGCAGATATTGTTGGGTCACTTGGTTCTAATACTTTTAACGAATAATCTAACTTATGTAATTGGTTTGCTTCATCCAAGTACTTCAATATAGCCAACCTTGTTGGTTTTGTTGTTTTGCCAGGTTGGTATAATCCTTTGTCAATGCAATTCCATTGTTGACTTTCTGTTGCCACACCATTTTCGTGATATGCGCCTGCTTGATATTCAAAATATTCTACTGGAAATCCATGAGGTGTAATATCACTTGTGGAATTACCATACCATGCTATATCATATCCTGCACTCTTGCATTCAATAACTTGTTGCACGATTATATCTTTATCATTCAATAGTTCGTTTACTGTGTGAAGGAAAAAACAATTAGGTGTAGGGCTGATAGATATATAATGTAATATTTGTGGGTTATGTTCTATCTGTTGTAACAGGGTTTCTCCCTGCGGACTCGCAGTGAGTTTTGTGCGAACGATCATTTATTAATCCTTAGATGGTAATCCAGGTATAAGTTTACTAAGACTGAATCCACCTTGTTCTTTAACAGGTGCTTCAGGCTGTTTGTTATCTGCTTTTACTTCTTCTACTTGTTCTACTTGTGCTTCTTCGTTCTTATTAATCCAATCTTCTTTGTCATCGTTGGATTCGGCACCTGTTGCTTCACGGTAGTAAAGTATAATTTCTTTTTGTTGTTTGATATAACGTTTGATGTCTTGTAGGTTAGCGGCCATGTTCTCATAACCTTTTGGGGTCATGCCCATTAACACAAAGTCTCCGCCTAATGTCTTTTCAACTTCAGCAATTTTTTGCTCCAAGTTACCACATACCATTATGACTTCGCCGTTTTTGTCTTTGAGTTGCTCTCTGAGAATACGTTGACCATCTACGTCTCTGACTGCTCTTGTGCTTTCTGTACCATCTTCCTTGGTATACTTTTCGCTCATATACTTTTCGGTTGTATAATACTTAGGTTTCTTGTTCTCACCAGTTGCTGGCTTACAAGGTGTATTAGTTAATACTTTCCATTCAACATTTTGCATTTGAATTTCTTGTGGTAATGGTGGTTGATATATTTCTAATTGTACTGTTTCAGTGATTACTTTAACAGGTGGTAGTGGCTGATAGCCTCCTCCCATACTGCTACAACCAGTTAGAAATAATAAACCTGCTACTGTAAATAATCCTTTCTTAGTCATTTGGTTCACCTGTTTGTGTGTCTTGTGCGTCTAATTCTCTACTGTCTTCTTCAACACTGCGAAATACTTTCTCAGTGGCTTTGTTTGCTCTAAGTTCTATGCTTCCTGGTCTTGCTCTTGCAAGTTTAGTGAAGTCATGATCTTTAAATATTCTAAGGTAACTGTCACGCTCTGCGTTCAGCTCGTTATTACGATTAGTTAAGTTGCCCATAGCCAGTGCCTGTGCTTTACTTTTTTCTTCGAGGCCTCTGATGGTGTCTTCTTGAATTTGCTGTGCTGATTGCAATGCAACGTTTTGCTGAACTGCTTGATCTAAATTCATCTGTAATTGATCAATGCGTTTGTCTTTTTCGTTTACTATAAATTTGTGTGCGCCAAATCCTAACAAGGCTACAAATATAATTATGGGAAGTGCTTTTATGAATCCGAGCATAGTTTAGTTACCAGTATGTTATCAGCGCCTTCTCTAAAGATCACAATGTAATTGTCTATAGGTATTGCTCTCATCTCTCCTAACATACTGTTAAACTGTCTGAGTGTGCTATCTAAAGGCTTAATTGCACTTTCTGAAATGCCAATGTCTGCCATTGTGTCGTTAGCGGAACCAAACCCAACCACTTCTAAACGTGCTGTGTTGTTCCTTGCGTCTGTCATTGTTATAATATTTTCTGCAAGTTCTACATTCATTGATGATTGTCTTGCAAATTCTAATATTGCAGATTCAAACTCTTGTGTACGTTCTGCTTCAGCGGCCTCTTCTGCCTCTGCATTTGCTATCCATTCATCTTTAGTCATATAGTTCTCTGGGTCAGTGATTAACCAAGTGTTAATGTCGTCATTTAAGATGCCGTGAAAGTCATCTGTTAAATGAGTTTGCCCTGTCCATTTCATGTTGCCTGCAATGTTATTTAAATCAGTGCAGATTTCTTTAATTGTTTCTAATGATTTCTCATTACGATCTATCTCAACAAACACCATATAGTATCCATCTGGATTAGGGTTTGGAGATACTTCAACATCTCTGATTTTTGCGATGCCTGTGTTTAAAAATTCGTATACATCTTGTCCAACCTTTTCATCTACAGTGTTGAAACCCACAACAATAACATCCTTGCTTTCACCTGTCTTAGGTTCAAACGTATCGATGACTACTTTGCCAAGCATTGTGTCTTTTAATTCACCTACCTTGATACCCATTATATTGTTGGTCCTGTTCCAATATCGCCCAAGTCAGTTTGTTGCATGTCTTGTTCTTGTTCGATTTGAGTTTCTGCATTCATTGATTCAAGATCAACATAGTTGTTTTCATCTTGTTCAAGTTGGTCTGTGTTGAACTCGTCAACATACTTACGTGGCAGTTTAATTTCAACTACCCAAACAGGTTCTGATTTAGTTCTTGCTCTGGTCTTTGTTGTGCCATTTGGTCTTTGCTCTACAGTTAAGTCTCCAAACTCTTTGACTTTAACTGGACGTATTAGTGTATCTTCTGTGAACTTTACCATACATTCACGTGCAAACAATCTTTTAGCACCATTAGGATCAGGCATGTCCGCTTTTGGGTACATCAACTTGATCGAAATGTAATGTCTTTGTAACAAAGGACCTTCAAGCAATTCACCTTTGATCCAGTTTTTGTATGCATATAGGTTTGTGTCATCAAGGAACTTTTCAAATTCCAATAACATATCTAAGAGACTGTTTGTCTCTGAAACTTTTCTTACGTGATCGTTAAGCATTTTAACGGCTATAGTCATAACAATAAACTCCTGTTACAACTATTTATCAATTATTGTTCAATAAACTCTGGGTTATGAATATAACATGTATGCTTTTTCTTTTCATACGTGACCACTAATTGCTTTGATGTGTCTGCTTTGTTAAACACATGGCCTACTTTATATGAATCTTGTGGCTTGACCTGTACAGGATAGTCACCAAGCCAACCATCTATGCCTTGGCTTTCTTCTTCTGCTGTTGAGAATCTATACTCCATGTCAAAGTATTTTGCCGCGGCCTTGATAGCAGATGTCTCACCACCCATACCAAAGTGTGTTTTGTTAAAGATAACTTCTTCAACATATGATCTACATAGTTCTTTGTCTAACCAAGGAATACGCATATCATTTACTGCTTTGTCAAACAGTTTGTCTGCCGCCCATTCTATACCTTCCCAGCCTTGCTGTTCAATATAAAACTGCTCCCAATTTTCGATAGTATCAGGCTGTCCTGTTTCCATGAATGCTAACCATGTCTCTTTCATAGAGCCTACTTTGGTTGCTTTAAAACACTGTGCATTCTGACCTGCAATGTTTAGCAACTGTGTTGCATAACGAGGCCATTCACGTCTGCTACGTGAGTCATGTTCTTTGTAAAAACGTGCTGTTAACTTGATCATATACCAAATACCACATGTAATATCAGTGTGAAGATAAACAGTAATCCCCAATTTGCTATCAGGGTGTTAAAAGACCAATACTTCCTTTTTGCATTATATCCTATTAGTCCTAATGCTAAACTAAAACCATAGTATATTGACATAAAGAATAGTATTAATACACCTATCCACCATATTGTTAACATATAAACCTCCTACGCTTATATAAAAAAGTAGTAGCAACCCTTAGCAATCTTTAGCAATTTAACGTTTTGCTACTATTTACATATATTATAGCAGATCTACAGGGTTTGTCAACCGGAAAACGGGCCTCCATGGCCCTGATAAATGCTAACATCCGCCGCCAAATGTAAGTCCATCTGGGGTGCATTCTACTTCTTCAGTAGGCTGTTCCTCTTCAACCAAACATGCTTCGTAACTGTAACCTGAGGGTGGTGCAACACCTCCCCATGCCCAGCATAGTTCATCACCAGTTACTGGCTCAGGAACATAGTCACGTTTATTCCACTCTTTTGCATTGAAAAAACGAACAGCATTTTTCATACTGCCAGTGGCAGTGTATACATTATCTTTGTTGCTAATGTAAATGCTTTCTTTGTTTTTGAGAGTGTAGGTTGATCCATCTTCGTAGTTTATTACTGTCTGAGCAGATACCGAAGTGGACAAGAGTATCATACCCAACATTGTTGCTATTTTCATAACTTCTCCTTGTTGGACAGTACATGATACAACTGTATACTGAAATAATATTTATAGGCTATATTGTATTGCTGTTAGATATTTTGGTCGTAAAAAAAGCACCACTTGGATGCTTCCTTTACGTTTCTAAAATTTAGAAACCTATTGAGTAGCCAACATAGAAGTTGTCAACGTCTTGTATCTTATCTAAAAGATCTTCGTCGTTGTTATCGTGGTCGATAAAACCAACTTTTACTTTGCCACCCGCTAAGTCAAATGACTTAGATACTTCCAAAAAGGAACCTGCATTGTCCCAGTCGCCATAAGCAACATCAACAATTTTTAATGCACTTGAATCTACTTTGTAGAAATCACCTGCATCATCAAGTCCTTTAGAATAGTATACGCCAAATAGGTCGAAATCCGCTCTCACGTTTAATTCTTCCCATCCATCGCTGTCAATACCTTGGAAGCCACGGTCAACGTATGCAACGTTTAAATCAACGCCACCTAAGTCAAAACCATAACCAACCAACATAGTTGTCATTAAATCTGAATTTTCATTCAGTGACATAACACTTGCTCCAGCAAAGATACCATTGTCAAGACTTAAATTGCCTTGAGCAGAGTATCCAAAACCGTCACTCATACTAATGCCTCTGAAAATATTATCAGATGCGATGCCAACTTTACCACTAATATCAGCGGCGAAAGTTGGAGTCGATAGCATAATTGCTATCATTGTTGTAAATATATATTTCATATATTACTCCTTTCTTTTTATTATAAACTACGGAAATTACAGACAGGTAAACCCATCTATAATTCCTATAGTTAACTAAAGTATACTATAATTTGATTATTTGTCAACCAAAATACAGCCTACTTTATATAGTACAAAAGTATCTATTTGCTTTTGCTATCATCTCCTAAAAGGTGAATGATAATAATCGCCACTAACAAACCGACTAAGCCGCCTTGTCCAAGTGTTGATACTAATGCTGTGATGTTACCAACAACGTCTCCGATCATAGCATTAGAACCAAATAATAGTCCTGCTAAGATGCCTAAACCTAAAAGGTTTACAAACACTGCTGATAAGCCTTTGACAAAGTCATTGGCTTTTTTCATTACTATATCCATATGTTACTCCTATATAGATATGACACAAGATAATTCTTATGTCGCATATATTTAAGTTGACTTCGGTACCCGTTAACACAGGTTAGAAGTTAACTAAACACTTTATTATAACATAATCTACATAAATAGCAACCATTTATAATATTAACTGCCATTAAAATGGGCCCATTCACAGTGCTAAATAATATTACATGATGATTAACAACCATTCAAAAAGTTGTAGTAAACAACACATACAAGTTATGGACCGTGACGGCAATGCCCTACACGGTTTTTTTATGGCTTTACAAAGGAGTATAACATGTCCAGAAAAGCAAGAAAGCAAAAGTGTAATAAGTATCGTAAACAACAAAACGGAGATAACTATTTGAGAGTAATACAGGGTGGCGCCATAGAACGCCAAAGAAATACTAAAGTAAGTATAACACCAAGGAACTTTAATCAAGACGAGTTACTTGGCTTATTAGAAGATCGAAATATCAATATAGTGTTTGCAGTAGGTCCAGCAGGAACGGGTAAAACACTAATCTCAACACTCGCAGGAATCAAAGCATTAAAGGAAAATGACATAGATAAATTTGTTGTCACACGTCCTGCTGTGAGCGTAGATGAGCAACACGGTTTCTTACCAGGCACGTTACAGGAAAAGATGGCGCCATGGACGAGACCTATCTTTGATGTGTTCGAGGAGTATTATTCCCCTGAGCAAATAGAATATATGTTGAACGATAATAAAGTAGAGATAGCACCTCTGGCTTATATGCGTGGACGTACATTTAAAAACAGTTTCATTATTGCAGACGAAATGCAGAATGCAACAGACAGTCAAATGAAAATGCTGTTAACAAGAATAGGTGACAATAGTAAAATTGTTGTTACTGGCGACTTGGCACAGCATGACAGAGGTTTCGAGAGCAACGGATTAAAGTTGTTCATTGAAAAATTAATGAGATCAAAGAGTGATCGTATTAAACTGGTACAGTTTAATCAAGGAGATATAGCAAGGCATCCAGTGGTCGATGAAGTGCTGAATATCTACAACGACGAAATATAATCTTGTTTTAGTTTTATGTATCGAGTAACATGATCGTTGCTCGATGCATAGAATTTATCACTGTAGTAGAATTTTTTACCTTGCTTCAGTACTTGTTCTTTAAACTGTTGCTTGCCTTCTACACTCAACAAATCATTCAAACCTAAGGCTCTACGACTCACAGCCTCCCAACTATCTAACATTGTGATACCTTTCTTGAACACGTTAGATGACAGCCTTCTTGAATATATTGTTGCCTGTTTGAAATTCATAGTACCGTGTTCCCAATCGAGTATATGTTCATTACTGCCAGGCTTTTTAGGTTTTATAGTTATACCAAACTTCTCAGGGTTTTTGTTTATCTCTGCATAGTTTAATTCATTATCCTCTACTGCATACACACCCAGTGGTTGTATAATAGCAGAGTCTAACAGTTTTCTTTCAGTTAGTTCTTCCCACACATCTAATACATGTTCAATGGGTTCTGGTGGTAGGCCAACTATGTAGCCACTGCATATCCACCAATGAGGGTACTTCTCACGTAATTCTTCCAAGTAGTTCAAACTACTCACACGTTCTATACCCTTGCGTATGCGTTTACTTGCTTCTCTGTGCAACGTTTCTATGCCAAAGTAATGTCCATGGAAGCCACAGCGGTCAAGCATCTCTGCTTGGTGAGGTCTTGCTTTAAGTAAATCAAATCGTGTGTATCCAATTATCTTTGGCTGATAGTCTAATTGTGTAACAGCACTCAGCAAGTTTTCTATCTTAACATCGTCCTCGTTGAATGTGTCATCCACACAACTAAAATGCTGTATGCCATATTTGTTTTTTGCTGTTTCAAAATAATGCTGTAAATCTTTTGGGTCAGCATCGTGTGTGTTTTTAGCATTGCGGAATTCAAAGTTACAAAATGTACAATTAAACTTACAACCTAATCTTGTTTCAAAACTCACTATATCATTTTCTGTTAGACAGTAATCATCATACAGTATTGGCACTATGGGTTTCTCGACTATGTCTGTACCAGTCCTGTGATACACTGTGCAATCGCCTTTCATAGTAATAGTATTCAACAAAGGTTCATGTGGAGTATCGAGCCATCGTGTAAACAAGTGTAGACTTCTGCCTCTGAACACTGCATCAGGCACTATGTCACAGTTTGGGTCGAGAACAGCAATAGGTCCTCCTGTGAAGTATTTACTGTCGGGGAAGTGTTGTTTAAATTTATTAACAAAGTCGTACAACTTGTTGCCTTTGCTTATTAAGAATTTATTAAACAATGATGTGCTTAACAACAAAGGGTTTGTAACGTTCTGCGATTCGCACCATGTCACAATGTTTTCTAACAGTGTGTCGTTATCCCAGTCATAAAAATAGTCAAACAGTGTTGCAGAGTAATCTCTTTTTACTATTTCATGATGGATTGCCATTGGTGCTAATGGCCTAATTACTTGAGCTCTCTCACCACTCATATTAGAGGAGTTGGTGCAGTCGATTATAATCGCACCGTCAAGATATGGATTCATTATAATATTTTGCGTATTTGGTAATCAAATGGCTCAACAGTTTTAATCTCAAATGGCTTACCAAATATATCTTTACCCACTATGTGCGTGGCTGTTTTCTTGCTGATATCTTTTAATTGGAACTCTTTGCGATTACGTTTTACTGTTTTAAGGCCTTCCGCATTAATAGTTGTTTCAGTGTGAAACCAAACAACTACTTCATACTCTTCTTTCCACAAGCTCAACCACCATTGCCACAGTCGTTTGTACCATACTAATTTGACTACGAGTACTTCCGTATCCTGTATAACTGTTTTCTTTGTTGTGTTTGTTGGCTTCTTCATAATACTATTTATCCAATTAAGTAGGCACTTTTCTGCTTAATGTACTTTTGAACTAATTTAGTACGTCTTACGTTGTGTGCTGGTAAAGCCATGTTATATTCAGCATGACTAAGTCCTGGTAAGCAACTTTTAATACTTTGGAACTCGTGACCAGTGTATCTGCTTTGTAAGTTCTTATCATAGTAATCATCGAGCCAACTTGTAATACGGCCTGCCTCGGTAGACGATGTCCAATCATTAGCCCATGATTGAGAACTGTAACCTAACTCCGGCCAATTCCTGTCTGTGCCTATAACTTCGTATCCAAACTTTTTAGGATTTAAATCAATGTCACTCATTATCTCAGTGTTATCAAGACCTTGATAAAGCCTTAATGTATTACATCCTGCACTGGTTAACAGTTGTTCGTTAACAACTTTTTCAGCATAGTATCTAATATCTTTCTCACAGTCGCCAGTTAAGCCTATAATAAAATTACCATATGTAAATATGTCTGGGTGCTCATCACGAATCTTTGCCAGTGTATCCATGTTCTTTTCTGGTTTACCACCCTTACGTATTAACTTGGTTACGTTGGTAGAAAAACTTTCTATGCCAAAGAACATGCTTTTAATATTAGCACGTTTTATTAGTTCCATTTGATGCGGCTGTCCACCAAGTACATCTAATCTAATAAATCCCATTAGGTCAGGCTCAAATGTTAAATCCTCACATACATCACCTAATAGTTCTAACTTATCGTCAATCTCATTCATGGTGTCGTCTGCAAGATAAAAATGCTTGATGCCAAACTTATCATATGCTGTTTGCATAGTTTCTGTTAACAATTCTTTGTCTACGAATACACTGTTCTTATTACCTCGATAGTCGTAGCCACAAAAACTGCAATTAAACTTACAGCCAAGTGCCATCTCTAATGACATTGTTTCTCTGGGACTCCAAAAGTCACCGTCTTTAGGAACAACACTGACAGCAGTTTCACGTATGATTTTGTCTGGGTTTTTGTATGTTAGTGGGTTAGTTGAATGAACGTATTGATCTAAGTCTTTACCTTCAAGCCAATCTGTGAATATGTTGGTACATCTACCCATGAATGCTAAATCAACCCAACTGCTATCACCTACAGTAACACGATACCCACCTAACATTACTTTAACAGGGCAGTGTTTTTTTATTTTAACAACAAGTTCTTTGAATGCTTCTGTGCTACTACCATCGATACTGCCACTTAGACTAATCCAACACGTTGGATCATCACCAAAGAAACTCACAATACTTTCTATGAGTAGTTCTTCAGGCCAATCTTTCCAATAGTCAATAGCCTCAGCATCTACACCGTGGTTGTTGGCTATGTTTACAATATGGTGAACACCTGCTGGCCTATTATTATTTAATAATGTACCTACACGTGTAGGCTTGGCACCTAAATCTGACATTACAATTAATTTCATACTTGTATTTATTATCCTTGTGCATTCATCTGTAACTCAATTAGGGTAGCACTAAGATTAATTTCAGGATCAGCACAACTAACACTTTTTACTAAACCATCTCTAATAATAACCACTGCTTGGTCTTGTTGTAAGTCTGTTGTTCCCCACAGTCCAATATTGCGATACATAAATCTGTACACATCTTCGTATTCTTCTGGTCTTGCTTGGGTAACAATTAGTTCACGTGCTTCTTTAAAGTTGCCTTGCTTAAATAATTCTACTACACTCAGCATCCATTCAGCAGTGCCTTTTTGATCTCCCACTTCGGGTCTGTTTAGTACACCGTCTTTTACATTTTGTTGAACAAGGTTAATACACTTACGCAAATCTGGATAACTTGCTTGTACATAAGTATCAAGTGTTTCTATATCAATGCTAACACCCTCATCTATGCATATGGTTGCAACACGACTTGTGAACTCATTGATATCTAACTTCTCAATATGAAAGCCTTGACACCTGCTTTGTATTGCTGGAATAATCATATGGACATGATTACAAGTGAGAATGAATCTACATGTTGATGCGTATGCTTCCATTACTCCACGCATAGCCGCTTGACCGTCTTTGGTCACATAGTCAGCCTCATCGAGTATGATGTATTTCAATTCACCGAACGGTAACGTGCTACTAAACTTTGTTATCTTGTGCCTAATAACGTCGATACCGTTCTCACTACTGGCATTAATCATCATGATGTCCATGGGACTTACATTTAATTCTGCTAACAGTAGTTTTGCCAAAGTGGTCTTACCAGTTCCAGGCGCACCACTAAACAACAAGTGAGGCAATGCACCCTCTGATATCCAACTCTGTACCTGCTCTTTTTGTTTCTGATCTCTAAAAACGTAGCCGTCTACGTTGTTGGGCCTATATTTTTCTGTCCATAATTCTTTCATGTGTATACCTGTGTGTGTTCAAAATGTCTTAGCATTATACATTAAAAATAATGTTTTGTCAACGATAAGTTAATGACTTTATAAATTCTTTTGTAGATTTTTCCCAGCAATGCTTTAATGCCTGCGTTTCGCATAACGTCCTGTTATAATTCAAAACAATCTCTACTGCTTCGTGTAAATTTTCTTTGGTGCATCCTGTGATGCCTGGCTCAATGATATCTATTGGTCCTGTTACTGGATATGCCGCAACTGGTGTACCACACGCCATACTTTCTAACATAACGTTACCAAACGTATCCGACTTGCTTGGAAATACAAATACGTCTGCAGATGCATACCAAACTGCTAACTGGCTTTTTGTTTGCTCCCCAGTAAAAATAACGTCTGGGTATTTGCTTTTTAGTTCTTGCAAGTACGGTCCATCACCGCACATTATCTTTGTTGCCCTATCGCCAAATTGTGTAGTGTCTAAACTACAAAAATCATCCAAACCTTTTTCTTTGATAGCTCTGCTTACACATAACAATATAGGTCTACCCACTGTGGTAAGAGCATTTCTTTTACTTGGATTAAATATTTCTTGATCAACACCTCTTGACCAAACACGTATGTTCTTAAACTTGTTATCGTGTAACTCTTGTTTACCGCTGTCCGTTGGAACTAATATTGCTGTGCTGAACCAATGTAACAATCTAAATATTTTAAAAGTCCAGGTAGTAGGTATATAATATTTTTGCTTTATGTACTCAGGCCAATTGGTATGGAATCCTGTGGTAAATGGTATGCGATTAAATACACAATGTTTTAAAAACTTAAATCCTATTTTGCTTTCTGGTGTTGCTATGTAAATAGCATTAGCCCAAGCACACCACTTGCGTTCTTCTCCTGCTATGTATTTTGAGATTACTTGTACTGAAAATCCTTTATTCTCTAATTCGTTGACAGTGGTTTTTAATGCTGTAACAACTCCGTTAGTGTGTTCCCAATAATCAGTAACTATTAGAATATGGGTTCCTTTGACGTGATTAATATTCAAGTGCTATTTGCTACGATGTTTTTGATTTAGTTTTACGGATGTTTCTAATATTTTTAATTTTTGATTCTTACTGTCAGCATATTTTAAAATACCTGCTGTGTCTTTAGGAAAACAGTGTCCACCAAAACCAAACTTACCATCTGGACCTGGTACTTGCATGTGAGTGTTTCCTATGCGACTATCTCTGGTCAGCATGTCAGTGAACTGAGACCATGAACTATTTGCACCACTGGCTTCGTGTAAATCGTACAACTCGTTGAAGAATGATACCTTGGTTGCTAACCAACTGTTAATGGTATACTTTAATAAACTTGCACTGATTAAATCAGTTTTAAATGTTGGTACAACTTTTACTTTGCTGTATCTCACATAAGCCTTTTCTACTATGTCGCAGTCTTTCCATTTGCCACCCAACACTTGCATTTGAGGATTAATAAAATCGTTGTGGGCATTTGCTTCTGTGAGAAACTCTGGATTGTAAACTAAACGTATGCCAAAGTCCTTTTTCATTTTAGTAAGATGATCTGGTGTGATTGTGCTTTTCATTACCACAATGCCTTTATAGTTTCTATCCCACAAGTCACTTACTACTTGTCTTGCTATAGATACATCAACATCACCATTATCAGTTTCTGGTGTAGGTACGCACACAAAGGTTATCTGTGGATCAAAGTCACCTACCAGATCTTGTATGTTGTTATGTTCGCTCACAACAGGATCAACAATGTATAAGTCTACAGATTCTGTGTCGAATCCGTTTATAACACTGCCGCCTACAAAGCCTGCGCCAATAACACCAATCTTCATATTATACTAAACTCGCTACCAACTTAACTGCATCAATGATTTTACCTACCATTATGGCATCTGCTTCAGTGCCAATCTTAGCACTGATTTTAGCAGAGTCTGTGATGTCTTCTACAAGCTCATTGTATTCACTTTCTGATAAATCTCCAGCCTCATGCAATCCTTTTAATTCAGTTACCTGTGCTATCATTTCTTCTTGTAATTTTGTATAATCGCTCATTTCTTTCTATCTCCAAATGTATCCATTGCTTGGTCAATCAATGCTGTTATGTTGTTTCTTTTTATTTTGCAATATGCTGGAGAAGGATCTGTTCGTTCTACCAGTTGCATAATTTCTGTGTGTATGCCTTCATATATGTCTGCGATGTTTTCTTTTAGTGTGCCTTCGCTGTACTTCATCAATACCGCACTGTGATATCTCATAGCGGATAATTCCATACTGTTACATGACTCGCTAAGAGTTGACATCACTGCCAGTTCAGATAGTTTCATATATTCGTTGCCGTCAAAATTCTCTGGTATGTACTTGTTAAGGTTTGTACACGATACCATAAAAAATGTTATTGCTATTGTTAGTGCTAAAGTTGTTTTATTCATCTCTGCCTCCAAGTTTTTTAATTGCTTCTTTGTCTTTTTGTTCTTGTATCCAATCCTCTTCTCCGAAGTAGTGTGGAGAATTTTCAATTGCCTTCTGTGCCTGCCACAATACTTTGTAAATCTTTTGCTTACAACCAAATCCATTAAAGCCATCTATGTTTGGGTCGTGCATTACACCTTCCCATTGCCATAGTTGTTCTTGTATTGCTTTGTTACCTGTTTTTTCAATGTACGGCATTTTCGTCCCTCGGTGCGTATTTAACTGTGGGGTCTTGATCTTTACCCCATATAAAAAATTGTATTGATACTCTGTGATAATTGTTGACTGTTGTAACTTCATGTGGCATAACATCTCCCTCATTGTATAAGGCCCAAACGCCACAGTTATATTTTGGTATGACAGAGTATGACTCTTTTGACTGTTCATTCTCCCACCAAAGAAATTCTCCACCGTTAGAAGTGTCATACTCTTTGTTTAGAAATACTGTTAAACTACCGAGGGCAGTATCAGTGTGTCTCGGTATTCTACTTCCTGGTGAGATTTTTTGTATTGCTATATTAGTGTATCTTAAACGAGCATCGTTATGAAACGGTGAGTTTTCATTGTCAAACAGTAAAGATAGTACTAATAGTTTATCTTTTTTAGATATATGTTCTGTGTAGTTAACAGGTAAAGTATTCTGTTCGGTCATTAGCGGAGGCCATATGTCGTAACTTAATAAGTCGTCTTCTTTGACTGTGATATATTTATTATGTAGTGAGTCTATTACATCCTGCGGAAATACATTCTCAATATAATTAAACATTATCTACCTGATTCTTGCCCCACGGCACTCATTAGCAGTGGTATTGCTAACAGCAACCACCATCCGGAAATAAACTCTCCTATGATGGCAACCAGTAAGATACATCCTACTGCTCCAGTTGTGCCTATGCCTGTTTTACTTTCTGGAAATTTCATTATTGATCTAATACGTTAGAGTAAGAGCCATCGAATGCTGTGCTCTTGTTGTAATTTAATTGTTGCGATGGTTGTTCGTCACTTACTGCAAGGCATCCTTCAGGATCTATTTTCCAAACTTTTGTTTTACCATCTGGAAAACGCTCATCCTCACATTCAAGTCCCTCGGTCCATCTACCATAAGCAACATATACCCACTGACCTACTGTTAATTCTTTGTCTGCTTCGGGACCTAATTCAAATATTTGAAACCAACGTGGTGTGATACCTTCACTCTTGCCAGCAGTGGATTTAATAATCAACCCTGACTCAGTTGTCATATCACCAAAGTCACCATTGATGCATAAAATGTTGTCTCTGATTGCTCTTAGTTTCACGTGTTTGTTCCTTTTAATTTGTTCAATGCTAATGCTGTATCGAACATTGCTTTTATCTCACTGCCTTCTGCACTCTCAATTACATCAAGTAATGCATCCAACTTTTGTATTTTATCTTCAGTTAAAACATGACTGCCTATTGTTATATTACCAGCAGGTATAGTAGGATCTGAAATAGTGATAGTGTTGTCTAAAGAAAAATAATCACTATCACAAACAGACCAATTAGTAGTGGTAGTAGTGTCGCTACTATAAACTGTGTCGCCACTGTAAATTGTGTCCAATTTGCTCAAGTCTAAATCCAAAACTATCGACGAATCTTCAATTGAATTTGTCAAGGTTTTTACTTATCCTCTTCTCTATAATATGGAACCATGTCAATATCACCGTTTGGTAACTCTACTTCTTTGAAACCAAGAGGCTCTGTTCCTTCTGGTGCATCAAATTCATCTGGTTCATTAACTTCCGGTGGAATATCTGAGATACTTAAATTTTCTTTGTCTGCAATAACTTCGTCTACTGTGTCTGCTACAGAAGGTTCTTGCATTGTGCGTAGATTTTCTGCGGCTGTCTTAGCAGTTTTAACATCCATTATTGGTTGTTCGTTAGCGTCAGGTGTTAGTGTTGGTCTTTGACCTTTAATACTTGCCTGTGCAGTACTACTCTTAGGATTATTTTTATAATATGCTCTAACACGCTCTTCCGAGGATTGCACAACAACACCATCTCGCACTGTTTCGCCTTTAGCATTAACGCCCATGTTGCCGACTGCTACTGACTTTTCATTAGCCGCCATTATAGCATCCATATCAATTATCGTGCCTTTGTTTGATCTTCTGTTTACCATTTTTTCCTCTACTTTAAAAATTCTCTAATATCCAAATTGTATTTTATACTGTCTACTTTATGTATGCCTATTAGATAAAGACAGTAACTTGCTACGCAACTGCCTCTTCCAACACCCCAAACAAGATTATTCATTCTCAGGGTATCAACTATATATATCAGTAATTGTAGCACCGGAAATAGGTTCCTGGCACTAAATTCTGCTAATTCCTGTTCTACTCTCGCATTGACAGATATATCTGAATCGCCGCTTTGTGGAACTAACCCTCTAATATATTCCTCAACATCAATGTTCTTGTAGTGTTGCGGAATGTTAAAGTCCTTACTGTAGTTGCCTGTTTCGGATAACACTGGCAATTCTAATTCAGTACAAAACTCATTAAATTTGTTTACAACATCTTCACTGAACGGCACGTCTTCTATGTAACGTGTCCTATATAATAATTCAATGCCTGTGTTCTCAGAATAGGTATGTGTCATTAGTTTATTATACAGTGATTAGTCAATATGTCAACCTACTTATTTGTGGGTTTATCAAATAAGTTAATAATCTTACCTTCCTTGGGCATAGGTGCTTCTTCTTTAATATCCTTGCCTGCAAGTTCCAGCATTACACTCTTAAACACATTTTCTACTTCGCTTTCAATGTCGTCAAACATCTGCATGTTCTTTTGATCAATGTTTAGTTCTGATTTTTTCTTTATCCAGTCACTGTATTCTTCTTGTGTCTTAGCAACTTTATCATATGTTGTAACATCTTCTCTATACCACCATGGTATATCCCAATATGTTTTATCACCTAACCATTCTTTTAATGTAGGTAATGGGTAATCGTCTTCGGCATCTGCTGAGTAACTGTATTTTACCTTGTCGTCTTTGTCGTACATGGTTACTCTGGTAATGTAGGAATCTTCTTCTATGATACTATTCAGTTTGCAATGTATTGCCGCACACACTGTATTTTCTGTGAGGTCTGGTAACAATACAAAATTATTGTTTAGTTCGTAAAAGTCTAACTCAGTACCCTCAAACATAAGAGACTGATTTAGTATTCCTTCTATCCAACCCATTGCTTTACCAAAACTTACATTTTGTTTGATCTGTGCATTCATTATTGAGTCTTCATCTACAGCACTTACTGATGTTAACATATCAAATGTTAAATCAACGTTTTGTATTAAAATGCTCTTACCTTCCTGCGAGTATATCAGCAGTTGTATTGGGAATGTTTTTTCTAATGTAAATTTGCTCATGTGTTTTTGTCCTTTGGTAGGTAACTGTGTACCATAATATCTAACATCACTGTTTCATCGTACTCAGGTTCTGTTACAGTGCTTTCCATTTCGCCTATGTCTAAGGCTGTGTTTTGGTTCTTATCCGCTTTGAGTCTTGCTCTTGCAAAACTATCGTTGTTTGCCTGCATTGCCATTTCTAACATTGCTGATAATTGATTAAACATAGGTGTACCCTGCGGTACTTTGTGCATACGTTTTGTTATCTTAGATATCTCATCGCCTATTTTATCTTCTTTGAGATTATTGACATAATCATAGTAATCAAAATGTTCGCTCATCGTTCGTACTCCTGCAATCCACTTAGTAAGGCTAATGCTTTAGTTTCTGTATCACGAAACCTAACTTCACCGCTCCTCACTTGGAAGTGGAAAAACTCTTTGTAACCTAATTGTTTGAGCATTCGTTGTACTGGTAACATCTTGTTCTTTTTTAACTTAACTCTGGTTTGTCTCCAGTCCATCCACAACTCAAAAAATACTGCTGTTCGCTTACGCACATCAGCAAGTTCATACTCGTTGTTGAAATATTCACGCATTAAATCCTTGTCAAATATTTCTGAGTATGTTTTACTATGCATAGTGTTGCCTCAGTGAATCTTCTTTGATAGATAGGTATTGCTTACGCATTCTAAAGATCAAATCCATTCCAGGCAATGCATTGGGTATTAGGTTTTCAATACTGTAACTGTTTTCTGTGCCTACTGCAATACAATTATATCCTACAATCTTGTGATTCATTGTGCCGTAGTTTAGTTTTTCAGGCTTGTCAAATTTCTTAAGTTCTATGTTTGCAAATGCACATGCAGATGTAGTGTGCCATACGTCATGCGTTTCACATATCAGTGTAGGCATGTTTCTGCTGATATTACTTTTGTTAACTAAAATAGTGAATCTATTGTTCTCACTGGTTAACATATTATAAGTATCACTGCTTGATGAGAATTTAAATCCCATTGCGTCTTGGTAGAAGTCCATCATGGTATTTGTACATGCATTGTACACAACACCATTCATGTTAGTTAATCCTAATGTTTGGTCTTCGTTGTTTGGACTGACCAATGAGAATATGTTTAACTTTGTTTCAGTGTCTATGTCATTGAGATTGACGTGTATGATTCGTGTGCCGCATGTATCATTGGATATAAACATTCCCAAGTCTTCATCTAACCATGCGTTTAATGTGTCGGGGTCTTCATTGCTGGTAAGTCCTAATCCAGTAATGCCCGGCATTGTTACGTTGTCTGTTTCTCTGATTAGCATGATGCACAAACCCTGCACCCACATAGTAATACTGCCATCCTCGTTTGTGGTTCTGGGGTTGAATTTTAGTTGTCCTAATCTATCCTGAATCTCATCTCTGGAATTCTGTAATGGATTGTAACTGTATTCGATGAAACTGTAATTTCCTATCATATTTCAAATGTCACGCTCTCACCACAGCCACATTTACTACTGGCTAAAGGTGAAGTTATATCTATCATGTTGCCTGCTATGCCTGTGATCTTATCAACCACACTGCCTGCAAGATAAGGTTTGCTCATGTCGTCTAACCAGAATTGAAAACCTTCGTATTCTTTGGACCACTCGGTAAGTTTGATGTCACCCAGTTCCTTGACCAGTTCCCATTCATAGGCATATCCGGCACAGCCGCCGCCTGTTAATTTTAATCGTACACCTAATGCTTCACTGTCTTGTGATACTTGCTTAAAGTGTTTTTGGGCGCCATCAGTGAGAGTGATTAGTTCTTCCTGTGGATTAAATGTTTTCATTTCCATACTACTATTTAACCGTTTTTAGTCTTAAATTTGCTACGTATCGGATGCCTTTTGTCACTGGTGTTACACCGTGTTCTGCATCGTAAGTATAATAAACGGCATCTCCTATATTAAGTTTCTGCTTTCTATTATTTATAACCATGTCCCCACCTTCGTATTCGTTAGGGTCATTTAATTGTATTATCAAACTAACGTCACTTTGCGACTGCGTTGTGCTGTTGTATGTGTCTAAGTGCGGTTCTATGTAGCATCCAACGTTATACTTCAGCACACGGGCGTATATTAGCTCTAAGCGGTGGTTTAAACGTGGTTCTATGTGTTCCCAATAAGGTTTAAACTCGTCTTTTGAGAACTCTGACACCATAAAATGCCCAATTCCACTTGGATAATGTCTGTCTCTAATTTGGTTTTCTATTGAAACTCGGTTAGGTAAAGTCCTGTATAGGTCTAATAAAAATGCTGTTAAATCAGACGTTAAAAGGTTTTTAGACTTGGTTATCACCAAACATTCCCTATGCTCTGTTAGAGATAATTTCGTCTACTAAACCAAAGTCAAGTGCTTCTTGAGCCGTCATAAAGTTATCACGATCCATTGCTGATTCAAATTGTTCGTATGTTTTGCCCTTGGTGTTGTGCTTAACGTATGCTTCTGTGAGTTCACGTTTGATACGCACAATCTCTTTAGCACGGATTTCGATATCACTTGCTTGTCCTTGAGCACCACCTAATGGTTGATGAATCATGTGCCTTGCACCTGGTAACATAAAACGTTTACCAGCCGCACCACTGTTAGCAAGGAAACTGCCCATGCTGGCCGCTTGTCCCATTACAATAGTACTAACGTCTGGCTTAATGTATTGCATTGTGTCATACATTGCCATACCTGATGTTACTGCACCACCCGGTGAGTTGATATAAAAGTTAATATCAGCATCTGGGTCGTCTGCTTCGAGGAAAAGTAGTTGGGCACAAATGCTGTTTGATACTGCATCATTTACTTCGCCGTTTAAAAACACAATACGTTCTTTGAGCATTCTCGAATAGATATCGTAACTACGTTCTCCTTGTGCTGTTTTTTCAATTACATATGGTACAAAGTTCATTTAATTTCCTCTTTAGTTAAGTTACACATTATACATGCTTAACTGTTGTTTGTCAAGTTATGAATGCGGTTAAGCATTTTAGAAAAACCTATTAGTTCATCTCTGCTTAATCCACGTGTTATATCTTTGAAGTCTATAAAATTAATACCGGCAGTGTTGTCGGTCATATTATAAACATCAGTTAAAATTTTTCCCAAGCCTTTTGTTTTTATTGCATCGCTGTCAAACACAATGTTGTCATCTACTTTGTCAATCCAACAATTATTTTTACACCCTTTGATGTAATTGGATCGCACTCTCAATTCACTGGTGTTGGATGTCGATAATGCATTACCCAAAGTAACCAACCATGCATCAAAATCATTCTGCGATTGGAAACTGTTTACTGCTGTTTTGTATTTTTCTAATATACTTGACATGCAACTATTTATAGGTGCAGATATAAAAAAGCCAGTATTAATGACTAACACTGGCTTGGTACTGTTCTTATTTTTAGTGGGTAGAAAAGATTTGCGGTTTAGATTACCATACGATAATCGGTTCCATAGCCAACCACATAAACCATAATGTAAACATTAAGCCGCCTAAGGCGCCTAAGTCCTGACAAGTTTGTCCATCTGGACAAAACTTCTCTTTGAATGTCTGCATTGACTTATAAGTGCTACGGAGCAAATCCTTACTACCATTTACGATAGCAGTCATATTGCCTCCTTTTAAAGCACTCTCATTCACAGATTCTTACGAACTCTGCTCGGGGGTTAAAGTTCCTAAACTTTTATATTGACTTCGTATTGTTGTATCTTCACGATGAGATCTACAGCGGATACACACCGCTTCAACCGACAATCAATCAACCGTCCCGTTGTGGAAGAGAGAGTTAGTTCATCTTCCATGAGTATTTATCAATCATTAACTGATGTGTTAAGTTTTCCGGTTATTTTGATCAAAAAAAAGCATACCGGAAAAGTATGCTTAATTTTTGGTAAAGTTACTTCTGTTTTGCTTTATGACCTTTTTTAAGATCTGCAATCATTGTATCTTTGTTTTTCTTCTTGTCTAACTCAATTCCAAATTCCAGACCCATCTCTACGAGTTGTGCCTTAGTTTTCTTTTTAAGTTGTCCAGGAGTAGGCAGTTTTTTAAGTTCTGCTTTTACACCAGCCTTAACATTTTTAGTTGCTTCTTTAAGATCTAAAACATTGATGTCGCCATCTTTGTTAATGTCTAAAGAACCAGCGTCCTTGTTAAAGTACCAGTATAATCCACCTGCAACAAGAAGTGCTCCAATAATAATAAATTCCATTGTTAACTCCTTATATAGATATCTAATTTATCCAAGTCCTCATATCTCGATGAGTCCATGGGGTGATCAAGATTGAAAGGATTTGATCGTTTGTAAGTAGTACTCCTCACTCGACTAATAACAGCCTCGACTATCTCTCTATCTCTCTCGGTTAATGAATCTAAATCAATTCCTCCTCTCATAATTTTGAAAAGTGCAAGATCAAATTCAAGGTAACTAAAACCAAATTGGTCCTCGTCACCGTTTGCAATACCCAAACCGTCTGTGGGTTTTGCTTCCACAATACTTTGCGGAACACCAAGAAGCTCTGCTAATGCAGGAACTTCCCAGCTCTTGGTCAATGCTTGGATAGGTGAGACGTCACCAACGTCACCATGCAATGTCCAAAAACCTGCCGCAAGTTCTGAGAAGTTATCTGTACTTGCCACACAACCTCCAAGTTTACTTGCTAAATTATAAAGTGTAATCATTCTAAGTCTTGCTCGAATGTTACCCTTTCTAATGTTTTGGTCTTTCATGTTGTTATCAACAAGTTCTTTGTTAAAGTCAACATCAATGTTTTTATAAAATTCTACTAATTGATCAAATGCAGATGTGAGGTCGATCACTTCTTTGTTGATCTCCAGTGCCTCACATGCCTCTTCCCCTCTTGCCGTCTCGGTTGGATCTTGATGTATTGGCATAACAACGCCTGTTACATTCCACCCTGCCTCTTTAAATAATGCGGCTGTTACGGCACTATCAATGCCACCACTCATACCAATAGTGATATTTTCAATGTTATGCTTTATGCGATACTCTGCAAGACCTGTTACAAGTCTACTGCGTAATACTGATATATCGTTGTGATACAAGCCAAATGCTATTTGTTCGTCAAGCATTGTGCTAAACCAGTCGCTTAATTCTGGATTCCTATTTAGTTTTAGGATATTGTCTTTTAAGTTCATACGTTTATTTATGTGTTATAACCCTGTTAAATTAATAATATGGCCGTTAGTCGCCTACGGTTAGGTTCTCGTAAACCGTATTATACTGCCTGCCGTTGTTTACTTGCACAAATGTAGTGCGTTTACTAAGTTCTTTTAAACTCTTTGCGCCAACATAAGTACAAGTACTGCGGAGACCGCCAAGTATGTCTCCAACAATGGGTCCAACTGGACCTTTGTAAGGAACCTGTACGACTCTGCCTTCACTTGCTCTATATTCTTTTGTACCACCATGTTGCTCCTGTGCTTCGTTTGAACTCATGCCGTAGAATTTAACCACGCCACCTTCTATTTCGCCGCCACCTTCATCTGTGCCTGCTAACATTCCACCCAGCATCACAAAGTCTGCTCCGGCTCCAAATGCTTTTGCTACGTCTCCCGAACTACTACATCCGCCATCGGCAATGATGTGTCCGCCAAGACCATGAGCGGCATCGGCACACTCAATGACTGCTGATAATTGTGGATAACCCACACCAGTTTTAATACGAGTAGTGCAAACACTACCAGGGCCAATGCCCACTTTAACGATATCCGCTCCACGTAAAATTAACTCCTCTGTGATATCAGGCGTTACAACGTTGCCTGCAATTATTGTTGTAGTTGGAAACTTTTCTCTGAACAAACTTACTGCTTCGAGAAAACGTTCTGAGTATCCATTAGCAACATCAATACACAGATAATCTATTGCTCTACTTAGTTTTAATGTTTTTTCTGTTCTTTCTATTTCGTCAGCAGTAATACCTGTGCTGACTGCAATGGTTCTACATAAATCATCTTTGTGTTGATTATTATTTAACCAATCCCAAACCTCTGCTGAACTGTAATCCTTTTTAAGCACTGTGAATAGTCCGTGCTTTGCTAAAGGCAGTGCCATTGATGTAGTGCCAACGCCATCCATGTTAGCGGCCATAATAGGCACACCACTGTATGTTTTACCGCTGTTCCTAAATGTATATGATCGATTGAGGTCTACTTCTTTACGGCTACCCATTTCACTACGTTTAGGTCTAAACAGCACATCACTGTAGTCTAATTTAATATCTCGTTCAATCCTCACCTTTTAATTTCCTTATGACTATATTATCTTTGGTTTCGTATTCTACCTGATCAACTACTGTTCTTGTGTATACATACCTACAAAAAACTGTTTTACCACTTACAGTTTTCCTCGGCTTTACTATAAACACTTTCTTCCATGCTGTCTTTGTTATCAGGTGTGGGTATCGAGCGTAAACAGGATGACCGTATACACTCATTCGTCAAAGTATCCGTCTTCCTCTAACTGTTCGATAGTGTAATGATCCATTTGGTCATGCCACTTTCGGTTGACGTAACCAACATGGGCATAGTATGCCTTGCCAGTTGTGTCGTTGTAATCATAGTTTGCTTCAAGTTCTTCTTTACCGTAGTAAACTGCTTCAACAAGATCTGCAAGGTCACTTTCACAACTGCCAAATCTCAATTTCTCTGCATCAAATTCTTCGTCGGTATCTAAGAACCAAACTGCAAACGTACCTTTCTCTGAACTGTGGAATGCTAATACAGGCACTGTTTGGTCTGCATATTCCTCACTAATTTCATCTGAACTATAACATTCTCTGCTGTACATGTGAGTAGGTTCAACAGTGATTTCATTTTCCCATGCCCAATCATCTGAACCGTCAGTTGGTACAGGGATAATTGTCCAAGTGCCATCTGAGTATGTGCCATTTTGATGTTCAAGGTCATCAACGTCATGCCAGTAACTGTCTAACATAGGTGGTGCATCAGGATTCTGTAATGCATCCTCTGGTTCTTCATCACTGTAATCATCAAAATCTGTTACTGCTTCTATGAGGTCTTCTTGATCCTCATGTTTCCAGTACTCTACAAATGCTTCTGATACTTCCCCGATGGTTAATTCACCACCGTAGTTGCCTGCTTCAATTCTATATCTATATTTTGCCATCATAAACTCCTTGGTATAACTCTAATTCCGGATGAGCAAGTATTATAACGTGAATACTTGTTTGTGTCAAGAAAACCTGTTACCCAAACTGCATCACCTTTCTGATATTGTAAATTTGGATCTACTTCTTGAATTATACTTCGTGCTTTGCCTTTGACTTCTATGATCAATTCAATACCATTTCTATCTTTGGATTTGCTAACAGCATTACCAACAGCATCACCTATAACTGCTCCTGCAAGTGTGGCTACTAATTGTGTTGCATCGTTCTCATCTTCTGTTGCTTCATTGGCTATATATCCGCCAATGCCTGCACCAACTGTTTTTGATGTTTGTCTACTTTCTTCTAACGTTACATTAAGTAGATCAATTATTGTGCCTGCGGTTACAGGGCATGAGTCTCTGGCATCACCAATGCTTGGAGCAGTTGGTGTGTAAGAGTTGCCAGTGGCACATGCCTGTAATAACATTACTAAACTGATAGTGAATAATTTGTTCATAGTGCTAAATTTATTTCTTCCCATGGTAATCCATTGTTCTTGCCAAAGTGTCCATATACTGTTGTTTGTGTGAGGTCTAATGAAAATAGATCAAACCTATCAACAATACCTTTGGGTGTTAAGTCTACTTTAGAGCAAATCAAATCTGCTAAGTCGGTTCTAACTTCACCGTCAGCATATACATAAACACTGGTTGGTTCTTTAACACTAATAGCATAACTTAATTGTACTGTGCAATTTTCTGCTTTACCTGATGCTACAATGTTCTTTGCCAAATAGCGAGCCATATATGCGGCTGATCGGTCGACTTTAGTACAGTCCTTACCGCTAAATGCACC